CAATATTTAGTAATAGGAGTACCTGTTCGCAGGCTATGCAAAGCCAGGTGGGGGCTAAGCCGGGTGGTCCATATGTATAAGGATTGGGTTATGGGTGTCAGTTTGAGTACAGTTTTGGGGTGAGGTTGGGTGTTAGTTGGGGAGAGGTGGTGGGTGGGTGGTGCATGGATGATGCATGGATGTGGTTCTGTCGGCCCTGGTGGGGCAGGGGCATGGGTAAGCGGAAAGCCACGTGGGGTAAGGGTTTACGACGTCCTACCGTCACGCATGGAACGATGCGAGACGGGAATGAGACGTTACCATCGTCCGGGATCGTTCCGAAGTCTGCATTGGACCATTCTTGGAATGACTACGAACTGTGGTCCCCTAAGGAGGGGGAAATCTACCCACAGGGCTACCAGTGGCTATCTAATGGCACTTGGATTGAAGGGGACTATCCGGGTCGTCCTGTATCGCATAGGATAACCACTCCTCCTTACCGAAGACCCAAAACCAACAACCGAGACAGGGACACTGACATGATTCCACCAGAGGGCTATGAGCTGTGGTCCCCTAAAAAGGGTGACGTATACCCACAAGGATACCTGTTCCGCCGTAGTGATGAACGCAGGTGGCTAACAGGAAACTATAGCGGACTCATCTATGATGATTGTGTTGGTCTGGTGTACTGCAAACCAATCACTAAAACAGACAACAAGACTGATCCCAGCCCACAAGGACACCTCACTATGGACAGGGCATTCATCACCCAGCAACCACAGTACTCCAATCTACTCACTATGAGTCTCATCGCCTATGAGGTTAACGAGCATATCCAGAGCCTCGCTGACGAAACCACCTCAGCAGATGTGGTCCTTTGTGCAGAAGCGATTGATGAGTTGATTGACATGCTGCGGGGAACTGCAGATCAGCTCTTGTTCACTGACCACAAGGACTACCACTCAGCCTAAGGACCACTGTGGTCCATCAACAACAAGGAGAATGACATGCAATTTTGGATTCCTGTGGTCAGTAAGTGGACCACACAGAAAGAGTACAGGACATTGGCGGACGTGCCCGAGTGTATTGACTGTGTTGTTGTTAATACCCGAGGGAATGCTAACGAAAGGTTGGTGCGTTGCAGGAAAGGGTCTAACTCTTTCATGAACAGCACGCATTCCCAGAAACTTGATCCTGCCAGTTGGTATTTAGTTGATAGGGTGCTGGACCCTATTCCAGACCTGCCAGCACCAACCCTGGCTGACCTGCCAGACGGTCGATGCTTCCAGACAGCAGAGTACCCAGGCATTATCCGCTGGAAGCATGCAGGTGCTCTGTACCGTGTACTGGATGGTGGGGTCAGGTATGTATTTGCCAAAGACTTCAACACAAATACGAACATCGCTGTCCTAGACCTTGAAATGCAGCTGCAGGACGTTCCTGTAGCAGTGTCCAAGTAGACCACAGGAGTTATCATGTCTCAAAGTGTGAATCTGGGTGGTAAGCCTGCCCAGCCTGCTGTACGGGATGCCCTACACATTGCTGTCATTTCCATGCCCGCTGGAGATTGGCTCAATCCGGGTGAGCCAGTACGCATTTATAGTGGCACTGTGGTCGGCTGTGACCGAAACGACAAGGACTGTATTGGGGTCGTTGATCCGTACATCAGTTACGCAGCTAAGGACGACTTGGTTTGGGTGTGTCTAAACCCCAACACAGTCACCACAGTCCAGCACGTGTGGGAACACCCGGCATTTGACATCTCAGCATTGAAGCCGCTACCTAAGCCCACCAAGGAAGAATCAGAAGCGTGGTTGAGGGATTTCTGCTCAAAGGCGGATTGCCCTGACTACGACATTCTGATCGCAGCGGCTACTGACCAGAAGGTAGAACCTGCCGACGAAGACTACTATCCAGTAGCCTACGAATTGACGGACGAGTACCTGCACTTTGGAGGTCGTGATGCTCACGGACGCATTCCATTCGAAATGTGGGACCACATCGAGAACGTGACTGGGGAGAAGTGTTTTCTCCGACCTAAGTATTTTTCTTGCTCCTGCTGAGGAACGTATGACTTCGTTTGGCGACAAACTGATTGACAGGTTGGCCAGGTTCTGCTACAGGCTTGAAATGAGCAGTGCGGAATATCGAAAACTGCTCAGATGGCTCCGTAGACCTTGGACTCGCCCTCCGTGGCAGAAAGGACGCAGGAAATGACAGACCAAAAACAAATCTACAGGAACAAGTACAGCGATCTGATTGTTGCTGAAAAGGCCTACCCGTGGGAAGACCGAGTACTCATCCTATCTGCAGGAGACAGATCGGTCCTGTTAGACACCACATTCTCATCTCTCGACCCAGATAACTGGGAACTCGTAACACTACAAGGAGACAGCAGTGAATCTTAAAGCGGAAATCCTAAAGGCCAACTTGCATATGTTCACCTTGGAGGCTAAAGCCACCAATGAGAGTTTATCAGGCATGATCTCAGACATCTTGGAATCGTTCCCTGCGTTTGAGCCTGAGGTACAGGCAATCATCATGGACACGTTTGACGAGCTGGCTCAGGAAGCCGTGCGTAAGCGTGATCTGTTTGATACTTCCCTGGCAGCAATGAAGAAAGTGCAGGACCAGGCCAATGAGTAATGACAAGTTCGAAGAGATCAAAGCCTTGGTGTCTCAGGACGGCTTGCAGCGGACTAACGAATTGCTCGATTACGGAGTAATTCGATTAGAGCACCTGCTGGACACGGAGCTGCCCGGAGCTACCAAGGAAGAAGCAGAGGAGACACTGCGTACATTCTTGAGGGGTGTACGGGAAGCTGCCGACAAGTTCGAACTTGCTATCTCAGAAGACGGCTTCTGGGATCAATGGGACGACGATGACCATGAAGACGACGATGAGGATGATGTGTACGACCTAGGCAGCCTGGATGACGATGAGGACGATAGGCCCTACTGGGGAGGCTCTAACGAGACCAACTGATGCGAGTACTAAAAAGACCTAGACAACAGTCGTACAACCAGGACTGTTTTCACTGCGGCTCAACACTAATCTACACGATCTACGACACGTGGGATGATGGCAGTGGCCGTAAGATGAAATGTCTGGCTTGTCGTGCCTACATCTTTGCAAACTTCAAGACACCTTCAGGAGAAACTAGTGCTAATGACATCAAGGCTGACTGAAACTTCGAACATCTCAATCAAGATCGCAAGCGAACTGGAACTGGAGCGTGGGGTGGCTCTTGTTGGTTCTGCATGGACCACAGAGGAGCTTCGAGATTATGCACGCTCACGGAAACAGTTCATCTACTGCTGGTCTGATGACATTCACGAGAGTGTGCATTACCATGAAGGAGAAGCTAACGGGGCTGACTCCGTGCCCGATGAGAAGTGGTGTAACTATCGGGTATGTGTAGGACTACGGTATGGTGTAGAGACCGATGAGTCCGGTGTGGTCCACTATCGCTCGAAGATGATCGACCACATGGTTGTGGATGCTTCGCTAGGACATGAGAAACTGGTTCTGTATTTCCAGGAAGTGATTGATGGGCTGGCTTCACGTTGGGCTTCAGACTCGATGGGTAAGCTGATTGTCAATATCAATGACAAGGACACTTTCAGTTTACAGGTGTTCAAGGCAGCGGGTTTCCGGGAAGTCTCTTCCAGCCAGGTCGGAGGAGATTGGACAATCCGACTGGAATACTGCAAAAAAGACTGAACGTACTGCCTAGGTGGGCGGTATGTAGGTAACTCAACAGGAGACAGACATGGCAGATGAGAAATGGATCGACTGGAACCCGAAGGCCGGTGATATCAAGCCCGCAGGGTACAGATACTGGTCCACAATGGAGGGATGTTGGGTTCTAGGAGCAGAGCAGGGGTTCTCAGTAAATTCCTGGGACGCCGCGAATACCCAGTATCAGGTCCCGGCTCCGGCCCCTACAGAAGATCGTCCTCCTTGGATTGATCCTCAGTGCAAGTTCCGCTGGGGAGATAGGGTCAAGGACGCATTCGGTCGTGTGTGGTTTGTCATGGTCGATGCTTGCAAGGAAAGTGCAATTGAACTCTTCCCCGAAGACCTCAAGCCGCACATGTAGATCAGCCTCAGGAACAGCCTAAGACTGTCCGTGTGCCTCGGGAGATTTGGGTGAATATGTACCCAGACGAACTGTTGGGATATGCTTGGCTCACAAAAGCTGAAGCAGACAGTACGCCTAACAGGAATCGAACAGAGTGTGTCCACTTCCGCGAAGTCCTCTAAGGAGATCAGAATGTCCGACCTGACATCACGTCAACTTGTGCGTCAACTCATCGAATCCGGAACAGTCGATACGGCAGAGATTGCTCAGAATACTCTGCTGTCCAAGCGACGTGTTCAACAACTCGTGAAGGAGTACTATGACGATCAGACGTTCAAACCACATGCAGTAGCCAAGGCTAGTCACACTGTGGTCTATGAGAGTCCATCAGTAACCCACTTCATCAGTGGTAGTGTCAAGGACTTCTATGCTGGACGCTAAGCCTGGCTTCGGATGGCGAACACTACGAACTGGTGAGCCTCTTCCCAGCGAGTACATCTACTGGGACGGTCTGACTTGGCTACATCGAAAGGCATCTCCACTATGTGGAGAGAAGGTCGAGAATGTGCCGAATATCACTCACGTGCATGTCCGCATGTCTGAGCAAGAGATTGCTCAGTTTCCCATGACTCTGGACATCTGGGAGAGTCTCCATGTAGACGACAGGTATCTCTACAATCGACCGGCATTCTTGTGTGCCGGTCTTGTAGAGGTCCTGACGACAATCGGGTGGATGCCTTGGCAATGGTCTGCTAACTTGGACCGACCATGTAGACCACAGCCTGTTAGTGAATTGCGGAAGTGGTGGATTGTTCCGTATCCTGGTGGATCGGCTATCGCTTTCACAGATCAGGCAATGGCAGAGTTTTCGTGCGTAGGAACAGAGGCTAAGCCAATAGAAACTCAGGAGACACCATGACAAAACTCGAAGTTCTTAGGTTGCTGGAGAAGTTGATCTCTCCGTGCGGCTACCGAGTACCAGATACTGGCGACCAATCCTATCCAGCGGACTATGTGGTCAATCATGAGTCACTGTGTGATTTGATCGCTCAGGCAATTATAGAGGAGGAGAACATTCCATGTTGAATACACCTATGTGCAACCTTCCTGAAGGAGACAAGTAATGAAGAACTGGCAAGACTTGGCAGAAGCTGTTGGACAGTGGTCAGCAGCAAATTTCGGAAGTCAGAAAGGGCTAGGTTGTCTAGTACCTCTGATGGGACTGGTCGAGGAGTATGGCGAGTTCTTTGTAGCTGAGACCATTGGCGATGAGGACGATGCCATTGGTGATATGTGCATCTTCCTTCTGGACTACTGCTACCGATCAGGGGTAGACCTGTCTGACATGCCCCTTGAAGGGCAGGAGCGTGCAGACTGGGACTGCTTAGCGGCTGCAATTGGAAGCCTGTTCCACTGTCAGGTCAAGCGAATGCAGCGTATCCGTGGCATGGAAGACCAGCAAGCATTCCAGGACGCCCGCCTGAAGTCTGTGGGGGCTATCCTGCATGAACTTAACCACCTGAGTCGTGGAGTGTTCGAGTTGGCTTGTGATGTGTGGTCCAATGTGGTCAGTAAACGGAAATGGCATACCGTACCTGACAAACTATTGACCCTACAGGATGCTATTGATGGATTCACTGACATCGCTGGTGAGTTGAATCGACTATCTTGAAATACAAAGACCCCACTAGGATCGCTCCTAGTGGGGTCTGTTTGTTTGTTAGCCAATCAAATGGCGATCATGTTTGTATTCTGTGATGACGTTCCAGAGCATTTCCCAGAAGCCTCCACAGAAATGTCCCCAGCAGTCGTACCAACAGGCCCAACATGAGTCCTTGCTGATCTCTCCTGCTGGTATGCGGTGGATGTAAAAGCCGAACAGTCTCATGATCTAACTTCTCCAGTAATGATGTCAATCTTCTTATAACCTAAAGGCAAGTCTCGATGGATATCGACAAGTACCCATAACCCATCCTTGAGTTGGTACAGCTTAACCTCGTCAGGAATCCTGTATCCAGATTTCGAGTAGCGCTTCTTGTCAGTGCAGGCAGATTTAGCATGACCTTGAGTGGCATGTACTTTGAACTGTGGTCGCCTGTTAGGCACGTAGGTAGCCCAATCGAAGGTCCAGTTCTTGCCCTTTCGAGACACAGACTTGCCAGGATTGTTGGGATCGAATTCAGTCATTATTTTTCCTAGTGACATTCAGCCCAGTTCTTACCAACTTTAGCCTCTCCATCGAGAGGACACCTCCAGTTGAATGCCACACCGGCATCCTTGATAGCCTGGATACAGTTCTTTGAATGCTGTTCTACATGATCCTCATGAACATCGCTCTGAAGTTCGTCATGCACAATAGCCAATGAGTGCCAGTCAACACCATCTCGCAGGTTGTAGTCTTCAGTAAGAACAACCCACTTCTTCATCAGCACCGCAGCACTTCCCTGTAGTAGTGTGTTCAATGCTGCGTGTGCGGAGCGGATAGGCAACTGACGACCATCAGGCATCAGCAGCCACCCCCTCTTTGAAGCTGTCTTGAGTGCTTCTAGGAGTTGAGGAAGACCGTCAATGCCTTGTTCATACGCATTGCGTACTTTAGCACCAACAGCAGTGAACGCTGCTTCTTCTGGGGTAGCTATTCTCTTTGCATTGACGGCTTTTGACCACACCTTGAGAGTAATGCTTCCGGTGTTCCTTCGGTAGAACTGAAGACGTTCTCTGTACTCTTCAGCAGCTTCGGGACTGTACACAGTAATCAGTGTTCCGAGTTTTAGGTTGGCGGCCCCGTAGAACCATGGATATGTAGAGCCGCTCTTACTGTCCCCCCGACTAATGCTGAAACCAGCGTACTTTTTCAGGTACTCGACATTGCGTTGATGGATGTCTCCATTGAGCACTTCTTGGATGTACTGACCACCGTCGTAAGGCTGGAGGTAGTGCCCCAGGTTACGACTTTCGATAGCCTGCATGTCCACACCGACCTGCACACGATCAGCATGGAACAGTTCGCGACAGTCATAACCGTAGCGACCAGCGATGCCCCGTAATGGTCCTGCCTTACCTGTGGATACGCGAGGAGTCTGTCCTAGGTTGGGCTTTGAATGGGCACAACGCCCGGTTGCACACCCGATTGTGAGCATGCGGTGGTGGATGCGTCCATTCCTAACCAACCGTAACCAACCTGAGTCACCGTCACCTCGAAGGAAGCTCTTAACCTTTCGCATAAGCAGGAAGTCCGCGAACTGCTGACCTTCTGGAAACTCACAGGCCCGCAGAATCTCTTCTGAGAGACTGCCGTAGTCGATTGCGAGTTTTTCTGCTGACTGTGTTTCGAGTAGTTTTTCCCCAGCCTCAGTCAGTTTAGGACTGAGCCACCCATACTTGTTGTACAGGTAGTCTCTGATCTGATCCCGTGATCCCATGTTGAATGAGTACGACTTCTCCCTGAGAGGTCCTGGAGTGATGGTACATTGGGAAGGCTTAACCTTCCGAGCCTTTCGATCCAGATCAGCCAGCCCCTTAGTCTCATAGTCTGTGGTCGTCCCGTCTGCCCATGTAACGGTGTAATAGGCGGGAGTCTTCAGCACTTCGATGCGAGGTGGAATCTGACCCACTACAGTGGCCTCCAGAGCGTCCAGATCGCCCTGTAATCGACTGTAAAGGGCTTCCGCAGCATCTACATCAAATGCGAAACCACGAGCCTCCTGACGCTGCACTAGAGCGGCGAACCGCTTCTCAATGTAGTCCGCAACAGGTGCTGGCTTGTTGATGCGTACGAAGTGCCTGCGAATGTGCTCATTGACGACCACATCTTGTAGACAGTACTCACCCATTTCCTTGGTATACTCGGTCCAAGGTCCTTTGAAGTCTCCTTTGTGGACATGCAGACGCCTACCCCATGACTCCAAGGAGTGTCCCAGGATGATTTCTTCGATGTCATCATCGTCATCATCGACAACCTGCTTCTTCTTGCCTTTTCCAAGCATATCTGGAAACAGCCGCATAGACCACAGCAGTGTGTCTGTGGTTTTGTTGATGTCTACCTTGAAGCCATAGACCTTATCCAGTGCAGGAAGGTCGAATCCGATGATGTTGTGTCCGTACAACTCATCTGCCGCTGCAATACGGTCTAGTGCAACTTGGATGTTATCTGGTTCGTACAGTTCTGCCTTGCCTGTATCACAGTCAAAGATAGCAATACAATGAACTTTGGTCAGCCCGTCTAGCAGGTCGTTGGCTTCGATATCAAACACAAGGCGAGACATGCTAAACCTTCTTGGTACGAGTAAGGAACACCTTCAAACTCCTGCCTTCATCTTGAACAGACAGAGTTAGACTTGCATAACCAGCAGGCACAACAAGGACCCTACCAAGGTCAATATCAATGACTTCAAAGCGGGTTATCTGGGAAGTGTCTATGTTCATAGAACAACTCCCCGGAGCCTCCCCCAGTCTGGTGCTACTGTCGATACCATCTCTTCGATCTTCTGTGATGCCCATGCAATGTCCTGAGTATACAGTTCCTCTGGTTTCTCGCCAAGAGCAACAAGAAGACGGAACTGCTTGAGTGTCATCGGCATCTCGCCTTTTTCGGCAGCCTCCAACGACGTAAACGCCCGACCATGCCAGTGCCGTGTCGGCATTTCAGCCAACCCATTTGAAAGGCGTATCTTTACCTTTGATCCGCACCACGCGAACTGAGGTGCGATACGACTCACCTGTTCAAGAAGGATTTCTCTAAAGGATGTCAGAATCCAGACAAACTGGCCTTCCTCTAATCCAAGAGTATTGGGCAGAGGAGACCGGGATTGGTCATAATAACGGCTGCGTGCTTCCCACCGGTTGAAACCTTTCTTGCTCTTAGAATCAGCAGGATAGTGCTCACATCCAGTAGTGTACCCACGTGGTGAGTCTAGACAGTCAGTTCCGCAATGTTCACATTTGAAACTAGACATCGGAGTCCTCACAATCCTCACCGAACAAGACAGTGAACTCTATCTCAATGGTTCCAACATGACAATCAACACACTGTAGAACCGACTCAAGGCACGGCGACTGTCCGGGTCCAATAAGCGTCGGTAGTGTTCGCGGTTCCATTTTTCCACCACACATGCAGCACACCATTAGAACCATTCCCCTACACATAAAGCGAGGCCCAACGCATCAACTTCGTCATCGGTGGACAACCCTAGGTCATAACCGAACAAGGCATCAATACTCGCCTTCATGTCTTTCTTGTCCGCATTGCCTGAACCTGTAACTTTCTTTTTTAGACTTTTAGGAGCAATGTATGTCGCTGCTTTGTGCTCGGGAACCTCTGTTGAAATCCTATATTCAAGAACCCCCAGCAATCTTGCCCTATCTAGGATTCCATACCCTTGCGTTGAGAATGGCATACTCTCAATAGCCAGTTTAGCTGGTCGGTACTCCTTCAACACAGACATAATGTTGTCTGTTATGAAAGCCATACGATCACTGAACTCGCCCTGACCGCGAAAATTATCGATGGTTGTCTTTATCGCCATAGTCTCGACAATGTATCCCTCCTCATCGATGACAGCGACACCCGTACTAGCAACACTCAAATCCACGCCGATATAGTACAAAACTATCTCCTAGTAAAGATCGAAGTCGTTAGAGGCTTCGTCTGGAACAGACCAGTCATCCTGGTTATGGTCACCGAACGGCATACTCTCTACAACAGTGACCACAGGCTCTCTCTGTTTGTAGATAAACTCGTATGTCCCTTTGTCAAACTCTAGGCCAAGTTGTGCTTTGCCTTCTTCACACTTGGGTCTAAGCACCTTTACCATGCCCACATACTCGCCTGTGCGGCGATTGTAGATACGGAGTTCTGTTTCGGGAGCCATGCGAGTAACGAACACTACAACCTCGGTTCAGCAAAACAATAGAACCAACCAGGACCACGATTATCTACTGTAAAGTAGGTCACCTTTAGTCCAGCCTTGTTGATCTCAACCAACCACCACTCATGTGGTCGCACTGTCAAATGTAGAGGTGTTCCTAAGAGATTAGGACCAAACCCATCAGCAAACAGTGCTATGCCTAAGAACACACCATGCTTGCAGACTGTCCGCATCGCTACCAGTGAGTCCTGTACCTTGTCTGTCGGGATGTGCTCCATAACATCCGTACAGAACACGACGTGGTGACTCGGTACTTCGTACAGGTCTTCCCAGATACATCCTTGGTAGAGATTGAATCCAGCATCTACCAACCGACGAGCTAAGCAATTGTCTGCGATGTCGAATCCTGCGACTCGATACCCCATCTGGATCAGTCGCTCGGATGCTTTACCACTGCCGCAACCGACATCGAGCACTGTTGAGCAACCATTGAACAAATACTTGATAGGTAATTGTTCGGTAGCCACTACCCCAGGAGAGAATCTGCGGTAGGAGTCATACGACCACACCTGTTCGCACTTGGTTTTTTCCTGTTCGGTTAGGTTCATGATTTATCCCGTATGTCATGTAGTCTTCGACGGCACAGATCGATCTGATCTTCTCGGATGTCAATGTTAATTGACTTCCTCCCGGAAATCTCTGCTGCGTGCATGGTAGTGCCTGAACCGCAGAACGGATCGAGCACTGTCCCACCCATAGGGCAGAAGGATACCACAAACCGGGAGGCTAGGTCAAGTGGGTATGGGGCTTCGTTCTCGTGGCTTAGAGGATGACCCATTCGCCCTCCTCCGACAATGGTATGGATTACGTTTCCGGGGTTCGCCCTTTCGGGCGGCACGTACCCCTTAACAATCTTATCTCCTGACTGGACGGTCTTTGTATGAAACCGTGCAACACGTCGACCGTTAGGCATCCTGTGCGACAGGTCGCCGCCCGGATTCCATTTAGGCGGGTGCCCGAATGCACACGGATCGCTCCAAGGAAGTCTGCCCTTAGAAGCACACACAACAAACTCGTAATCGTTCCTCCACCAATCAGGGCCTCCAGAACCTGGGATGCCAACTCGATGAAATATTGGAGGCTTGCGAAGCCTGACTCCTGCACGGTGCAGATCAGCCATCAACAAAGCGGGGGTTGAAGTCCACTGGAACTTCACAGTTCTACCTTCAATAACCCACGCTACTAGACCACGAGATACTCGTACACATTCCTTGTATATCTCCACGCACCAGTCGACATATTCCTGGCCTCTAAGGTTAAACCCGATGGAATACGATCTCGCATTCTCGTAAGGCGGTGAACACATAACAAGATCAACGGAATCTGTTCCGAGATTACGCAGGTAATCCAGGCAACCACCAACATAAAACACATGGTCAGACATTGCACCCTCTAGCGAGTAGGACCTGTATACGGAGGATCAGGAACAAATTCCCCCTCGATCTCTTTCCGGTACTGCTTCCAGCCGAGGAAGTTACCAGAACTTCTGGGAGTCTTTACGGTATATTCTCCCATCAGACCCCCTCCTATAGTATCGTACTGAAGGTAGGGCGTGGCCTGATGCTCTGTAGGGCTGGCATGCTTCGGATCGCTGCCTACCAATCGATCATGCAGAGCAAAGTCTTCTGCATAGTCCTTGATCTCATTCTGGCGAACATAGCTCACACGAGCACAGCGAGCCACAGAGACTTTCTTCTGATCTTCCAAGGACAGGTGCTTATCTTCTTCATAGATCAAGGGAAGGTGCCACTGACCAGTCTGCAACAACTCAGGAATGCTCTCAGATCGAGCCTGTGACATCATACGAGCGACAATTTGAATGTGAGGCTCTGCCATGGGATGATCCCGCAGCAGCTCAAAGTGCTTGAAGGATGTGGTGCTAATGATCTCAGTGATGAACAAGAAGGGCTCAAGGTAGCGGTTAGCTACCTGCTTATGGACACCCCGCTTAGACAGGTACTCAGCAAGGGCGGTCATACCGAAGCGACAGTCTGCAATGTCGTTTACCAGCAGATGGCGAGTGGCCTCATCCACCTGATTGAATGCCTGCATCCCACCCTGAGCAGCACCAATGTGCAAGGGGATGAACGGAGTTTCAATTACGGCTTCGATAAACCGCTCAATTGGCACTGCCCTGCTGCTTGCAGCATTACGAGACATAATGCGGTGTCGGAGCATCTCAGAGTGGATGATTCGTGGGTAGGTAACCTCCCATGTGGTCAACCTATTACCACAAACATTCACAGAATCAGCCAAGACCTTAGCACTGAACTGTGCCTTGGACTGCTCTTGCATCTCAGTCAGATGTTGATCGGTCATGTTAGTTCCCTTTCAAATCGGGAGTCAGGGTCACTTGGCCGGTATGGTGCAAGAACACTGTCAGGTGTGCTTGTGAGTGCCTGTTTGCCGAACGGTGGGCCTCCTCTAAGGCCCTACCTTCTTTCGAGTCTCGATCATAGTCCACTACAATCCTGTCACCTTCCTGCCTATTGCACGCCTCTTTCTTGAGATAGTGCATGTTGAGTGCCCTTTGAATCCGCTGCATGTCCTTAGGGACATCAATTCTGACTTGCCAAGTGTCGATGACCACGTTAGTTCCCTTTCGAGGTGTAAGGTTTCCGCCAAAGTAAGTCTAGGTCCCGCCTGTCGATGGGGATCCAATTGGAGATCACTTCTTCACTGGCGTGAACGTAACTCCATTTACAGCCACTGTACCTGCAGGCTCCATGCGATACAGTTTGTACGGGGAGAAGTCCGGATTCAGCTCATCAATGCACTCTAAGGCTTCAGATTGAGTCATAGGCTCAAACGGAATAGCACCATACGAAAAGTCATCGTCCCGATCAAACAGGCCCCACAGGTGTTTGGGCTCCTGCTTTGCGGTTGGCTTCTTTGTTGGGGCTGCTTTACGAGTAGCAACCGACTTCTGTGCGGCAGATTTTGCCATGTGTGTCTCCAATGAGAAAAGCCCCGTACCCAGCGGAATGCTGAGTACAGGGCAAATGGTATCATCTTCACACAACAACTGTCAAGTCAGAATCAGGAATTCTTGAATCCCTGCCTCCCGGCATCCGTCGAACCACCGGCAGGATTGGTGCCTTGGTTGGTTCCTCCCGCCTTTGCGTTACCAGCAGAACTGGTAGCCTTAGCTGCGGCACCGGGATTCTGATTCCCGTAATTGGGATTGATGAAGGCGACCTTGGAGTCGGCCTCAACCTCTGCCCGTTGCTGTTCAGGATCGAGTCCGAGTTGACGAGAGAACTCAGGAATCGACATTGCCTTAGCCATGACGCCAATGTTGCACGCCTGTGCAACCTTCAGTTTATCAACTGTAGCGATTGGTGGGTAGTCAATATCGACCACATAGTCCTCGCTCAGTCCGAAATCTTCCAAGAGCCACAGGAAGTACTTCTCCAGCCTTGCTGCCAGGAAGTTCCGTTCTTCGGCAAGCATCTGGAAGGTAGGGCCTTCGGCAACCATCGCGGTAGCCAAAGAGCCTTCGGTCGTATTGCAGGAAATCTGCTCGAAGGTAAAGCCAGTGACCTTAGCAACTTCTCGATCAAGCAAGGAGAACAGCGGACCAGCATCACTGAAGTTGTTGTCAGGATGCGAGAACGTGATCTCCACACCCTTGGTTGTGGTCGCTACTGTTCCAGGACGATACCGCTCCTGTCCTGAGTAGGCATCCACAGGTTCGCTGAGTTGCGTCTTAGCGGCATCTAGTACGCTACGAGCAGCTCCAGAGCCGCCAGCGACTTTACGAACCATAACAATGGCTGACTGGCGCTCACGCAGAGTCACTTCGTTAAGGATCAGCGACCGGTATCGCTGGAGGGCAGACTTACAACCGATTAGACGACTGACGCCTCGCTTTACTGTGGAATCAACATCCAGGGAGATATGTAGCATGTCCTCAGGGAGCACTTCCGCATACTTCTCATAACCGTCAGGGTTACCTTGATCGTCAAACTTCTGCTTACACAGAATGTAACCCAGAACCGTCACCGTGTCATACGGATCGGTGATGATGCCGCCATTTTCGTTGCCGTCCTCGTCACAGACGTTCTCCGGGTCAACAAAGCGATAGTCGTACCCACCATCAACAGCGGAGTTAGCAATCCGACGAATGAACAACTCGCCGTCTCGATACAAACGACGAGCCATCTCACCAAAGCTCAGATGCAGACTGTTACGTCGGAGTCTGTTTCTGAGTTTGTTCGTTGCACGCTTAGTGACCTGATTGACAACCTTAACCTCAGGATCACTAGGACGAACAATAACAGTAGCACCGCCGCCAATGGTATAAATCTTGTACAGATTCAATACACGGGTAGCTGATGGTACGTTGATCGACAACTCACGGAGCTGTTCCCGCAACATTGCAGGATCGGACTTAGTGCCTGCAGTAACCTGCCGCCATTCAGCAGCATCTGGGTCCTGTAGAATAGGCAAGGCATAGGAATCAGCCACCAAGTACAGATGGTGATCCTGAGCCATCTTATTGATGTTCTCTTCGGTCAGGGCCAGTCCTTGAGGCCACTGTTCAGCAATTACAGACTCTGACATTATACAATCTCCTTATGAATGAACGGACGGTACAGAGGCTTCTTAGGCATTGAATCGAAACCAAGTGCTCGGTAGGCTTCTGACCACACCTTCTTGATATCTTCTTGCAGGGAGTTGATTACAACGCACTCGATAGTCACTGGGACATCGAACTGCCGTGCTCGATTACGCCATGTCGAGATTACTCGTGTAGCCTCCTCATATGCTCGACGATACTCACGACCTTTTTCACAACCTACCAGAAAAGATAGATCAGAAAAGCATCCGGAATACTTCATCATCGAATTCTTGAAGTCCGCTCCAGCCTTGTTGCGAGCCTTCAGGGCCTCAGATCGAGCCTTACCGAGAGGATCGTCCTTACCAAAGAGTTCAGTGACCATCTTATCGTAGGCCGCTTCATCAAAGGTACAGAAAATAGGCAGGCATGCCGTTGCGGCTTCACGCAGGTACTTGTGAGACATTGCGGTATTGCCCCTTGCTGTGGTCAGTGCATGCTCTGACTTCTTCACAGCAATCTGGAATACGTCTACTGGCTTCAGAGGAGTCTCTGACGTGCCCACGAGTTCCCGCAGCTTTGCTTTAAGTTCATTGCAGGCAGCTTTAGTAGAGCGAGTGTAAATATCATCTGCTGCAAGATAGGCACTATTGGCCTGATTGTACGCCTGCTCTGCAGCATTGCATTCTAGCCAGTAAGGAACAACTGAGAGGTCTTTACTGACATACAGAAATGAGCCGCGTTTATACGGCGCGTAGTTAAACATCCCACCCCTCGCTTTCAACATAGTCGGTTTCAGCCTCTGCCATCAACCTATCGTTGATGTACTTAATCGCAGCGGCTACTGTGAATGACCGGTCATCATGCCCGGACTTAGTGTGGTCGAATCGCCACCTGGATGAATTGCCCTTTACCAGCAGTCCTTCCAGTTCAGTTTCGAGATTGTCGTCGATTCCACGGGGAGTCCATACGTCACCGTTGGCGTCATAAATCTCACCGCAGCCAGGATACCACCTGATCTTACCTTCCATAAGGTACTGTTGCAGTAGAACTGCACACTGGTGGTTTCCGATGCCTGACTTGAACTCGAACTCCTCAACTGTCTTACCAGCAGCCCGAAGGACTTGGATAGCGTGTGCCATCTGATGCCGGTCAAAGATGAAGATCAGTTCTGAATGCTGACCAAACTCTCGATCAATCTCATCCAAGATAGTCAGGACTTCGGAAACAAGAATGGTATTGTTGTCCCGTAGGACAGGATCGATAACATCCATTCTGTCGATGATGTACGTCCCATCGTACAGGTGACCGACAGTGATGGCTGTTCGGTCGTTACGCTCTGCGTAGTCAATACTGACCACATAGGTGGGAACGTGTTCTGTACCGCAGTCGTGCCTGAATAGTGTTGCATCTCTGCACTTCTCTACGAACTGCTTCTCGATGAACTTGCCGCTGGATGCGGAGTCCACATTCTCCCATAGACGCAGATACTCCAGGTAAGGAATAGCCAGTCTCTGTGAGTTGAGGTCCTCAGCACTGAACCAGGGGGCAGGGCCTTTAGGGATCGATGTGTACCAGAGTGGGTCCTTGATGAACCCTTCTCGCAACTCAATCTGCCAAGAGTCTGTCTTGCAGGCGTTGCAGCCCACAATAATCATCTTGTTCTTCTTACCGAATGAGGTATAGACTGAAGACCACCAGTTCTCGTCTGACCAGTGGGACCACTCATCAGCAAAGACCACATCTGGTGTCTGCCCGAACGAGGATGCAACATCACTAGTGTGGCAAATGAACTGCCCTTTAGTGGTCGGGTTGATTAGCGACTTCTTCTGGACCTCGATGTAGTTCCCCATCCAGGGATTAGCATCGATAATCTTTGCAGCTTGCTTTAGAGTCAGTGCTGCCTGATCGAAGTCTTCTGCGACAATCTGACCATCTAGTCGGTAGTTGCTGAAGATCAGCAGCCACAACAGGTCAAGGGCAATGTCGGATGTCTTAGAGTAACCACGAGAGCGTTGACTATAGAATCTACGTAACTGTGGTCGCTCTCGGTCGCACGGTGGCTTGTTCTTCTTGAACAAAGGCACCTGAGCAACCCACAGCATACAATCGTTGCGGGCTGCAAAATCCTGAGCCTGAATAGGGCTCATAATGTCGCCAAGCCGAGCACGATTGAGATTGGTATCTACAATCGTGTCGGCTCGGAAGGTGTCTGGCGATCTGCGGTAGAGTTCTAGGGTGAGTCTGTCAGGACTTCCCATTACTTCTCCTCTTGTAGTGGATCATCCATGTACATATAGCTGGGATAGCCTAAGCTGCTGTCCTCGACGCCTTCATAGGCTTCAGGCTCAACAATCACTTCTGGTTCCCCCTGTTCATCGTCCTGTTCCAGTAGGCTGTAATCCCCATTAGAAGCAGCCACGAGGGCTTCGGCTTGCCTTGGTGTGACTTCTTTGCGGTTGAGTGCCTGTCTGATTTGGGCCTCAGACAACTCATTCAGGTCCTCAATGCCTTCAGGGGTCACATGCAAGATGTTGGTGGTTGATTTATCGACATTGTTCTGTACAAGCCGCTTAGTCTGACCACCTGAGCCTTGCTTAACTCCCTGTGCCTCTGCCAATGCAGAAGCAGCAGCAAGAGCCAACTTAATGTCGCCCCGATCAACAGCCAGAGCATATGCCTGCTCAAGCCTGAGCATGTACAGACCACGATTGATGTTGGCGTCGGTCATCAGTCGAGCATCGGACTTAGCGATCTCTTTGATAAGACGGCTGATCCACCCTGAGGCAGTCGCTCGACTGATTTTTGGACAATGCTCCTGGATCAGTTTAACAATCGTCTCACGGCGATAACAGTTTGCTAGTCCGTTGCGAACGATCTCAACAATCCGTTGTCGCTCATCAGCAGTTTCTGAACCTGTATAGTCGTCTTCCTCAGGTTTTGTCACTTGGACCCCTTCTGTTTAACTGGTTGAGTCAAAGCACGCTCAACAGACCATCCTTTACGCAGACGAGATGCTATAACATGTTTTGATATTCCCAGCCGATCTGACCATTGGGAAATAGTGTATGTCTCACCTAAATAGGTAACGAGATGGTTAGACCGTCGATTGTTGCACTGCTCTTTCCTTGTAGCCCACCTACAGTTCTCCTTACAATATGGACCATCATTATCCTTACGATCAATACTGTGCTCTAGAGAGGGTCGCGGCCCCATGTCGCGGTAAAAGCTCTCAAACGACAAATCCCATTCAGAACAAACACGAATCCCGCGTCCTCCGTAATTATCGAAACTCACGTCTCCCGGATAACTACATCGGTTACGCATAGCAGACCACACAGAGTACTCGGGAGTTGCGGTCATACCGTGCGTTGTTTTACTCTCTACATTACTGACACTAAGCAGTTCGGCCCGAAGACACCCGCACGACACACTCTTTCCTCCCCTCAGATGTGTGTGGCATACATCTGCGATTTTACCACAAGAACACTCACAACGCCAGCGAACGGTTCCTTTCGCATCTTCTGTTCTATATCCCACCACGGTCCATCGGCCAAACTCCTGTCCAACAAGACTCATCATGTACTTAACATCTGACTTTCGCAAGATGACTCCCAATGATCCCAGTTTCTTCTGAATATAGGTACGATTCCGCTGCACGCAAGGACCCTATGTAACCTTGCGTATGGTGCCATGTATCGGTAGCCGACAGACTAGGCAACACCCTAACAACAACCCCGTGAGTCTCGTAATAAGGCCGATATGCAGTAGCCCTTCGTGTGTGAAAGTGTCCAGTATGTACCTCCCTACAGGTAGACATACCCCACTCCCAAGGAGCCTCCGTTGCCAGAATGTTAGGGGCTGCATCCGGTTTTGCAAAACGATGAGTCATGCAGATAAGATTGCACCCCCAATGCAAGTATTTTCGGCAAATCTCACTGTCATCAACCGTGACACGAGGATCATCCTTGAAGTATTGCTTAACAACCTTAGAAAGTAGTACAGAGCAGTTCTCATCGTGGTTTCCAGGCACCACAGGGACATATACGTCTGCTATACTGGCACAATCTTCCACCGCAGCCACGACAGCAGCCACTGCCATGTCAAAGACCTTGTGGAATCTTGTATCGGTGGAGTCAACCCTAGTTCCTGCAGTAGTTTCGGAGCGAAGGTTATCAACATGCAGCAGATCATGCCCAATAGGGACAACGATCTTCTTGATTCTGGTAGGATTGAAATAAGCTAGTGCGTCAGATACTGCCTGCCTGTAGATAGCCGAGGCGATTTCAGCATCGTAGTCTTCCCCCGCCTCTTTTCGCCATGCTCGCTTTCCAAAATGCGTGTCGCAAAGACTGACAATCAACATCGAATCTGCAGAGCGGCACTCAGACTTCCTTACAACATGCTTACGCACAGAATCCAGCAGGGACACAAACCCAGGAGTCAACTCAACAGCCGTCTGTGGTCGCTTCTTTACCTGGACTGAGTGTTCCTTGGATTTAATCCACGCACTAGACACGTCATCCATACTGAATCCAGCATCAGTTACCTGCTGCTCAATACTAGACTTAGCAGTAGGCTTGCACACGCAAGGCTCAATGACAGTCTCAGCAGGGAACCCGTAACAGGATTCAATACGACTCACCGTCCCAGTATCCTTGCAGACCACACAAGATGCTGGAACTGTATTCTTCTCTGCCTTGTATTGTCTACGGAAACTTGTCCAAGGAATCCCTAGAGCCTTAGCGGCTGCTCGTTTGCTTCCATGCTTATCAACAGCTTCGTGAAGAGTCATTCAGTTACCTCGGTAGTTGTTCGTGAATGGCAAATGATCTTGAGTGGTCGCTTTGGCGGTGGATTGCTCACTACACGCTTAGCAGCCCATTCAAGGTCATCAAGTGTTCCATTATTCCAGACCAGATAATCAAATTGCCAGTCCGGCAGTCCTTGCTCACTAGCGTGCTTAGTAGCTTCCTGCGTATGCTCTCGCCTACTCTCACCTACCATCTTAACAAGTGCAACCTTGTTCTTCAGTTTAGGCTTAGTAAACTCCCAAGCATAGATTGCATCGACTTCATTATGAAAGCGTACATCACGAATGACTACCTTCTCGTGAGTTCCTACAAACTCTTCAGCCAGATCGACCCAGCAGTCTTTGCCATGGATATCCCTACCAGCCTCTGTACCGTATGCCTGCATCAGTCGTCTAACGTCTGGAATTTTCTTGGCTTCATCCCACCCATAACAATGGACCAGACGCTGTAACCACTCTGGTTCATCTCCTGTATCAACAAGCGGGTTAAGTGCCAACAAACCCTTACGCAACGGATCAGCAAAACTGTACGGTGTGTGGTCAGTAAGGAACGAGGCCAGAGTGTCCTTGCCGGTTCCTAATTTCCCATGAATTGCTACCAGATCAATCACAGACTGCATTGTCGATCCTTTCCTTTGCGATTGCAAAATACTTCTCGTCCTTCTCAATCCCGATGAAGGATCGGCCAAGACGCTTCCCAGTCGAACAACCAGCACGAGAAAACACACAGACATCCTCGTGTTCTTTTAATGGTCTATAGCGAACATCCTGAAATCCTGTTGACCTGCTTTTTTGCCACACCCAGCAATACTTAAACATTCCAGCATTGCTCATAATCAGTGCAGAAGTGAACGGCTGACTAGCCGTCATCACGATAGCTGAGTCTGCCTTAGTGATCCGCTTCAAATGAGACCACATAGGTTCAAATGGTATTACCGAACCCCACTTACAAGCTGTGGTCCCATAAGGCGGATCGGCAAGCACCATATCAACCGAACCATCTGGGATGTCTGCCATCTTAATCAGGCAGTCGGCGTTGTACAGTTCGATCATCGAACTCTCCCAGTCGGTCCTAATTTGTTAAAGCGATCCATGAACTCGCTGAAGGCTCTATCTGGAGTCCAGACTTCCTGGATCATCCACTCAATGTCGTACAACGGTTCAAGCCCTAGCTTACGCAAAGAAGCCTTCATCTCGTTAGACGCCAAAGACGCTACTTCAATGCGACGTGACAGGTGGTCTGCCTTATGCACAGCTTCTGGGAATGGGAATGTTACTCCCCAATAATGACAGAACCGTTTAGCGATAGCGTTCTCGAATTCACGCCACACACCGTTGCCTAGCAGGTTCAATGCATTCTTTACTGGTGTGCTAACATCACCACAAATTGCTTCATGTCCGTCGTGCATCAGCCCGCAGTAGGAGCCGCCCAGCATGTCGCTGACTAGGCACGAGTGTTGGGCAGTGCTGTACTGTCCTAAATGACCGTTGAAGCTATTGACACCGCTAAGGCTATGAGCGACCTCAGCGATCGTCATCTTCATTCGACCGCCTACGAGACTGCAAATAGAACCGTCTCGCATCGCAATCTGAAAGTATTGTTCGGATGTAACGATGGATTGTAATACGTCCTGCATTGGGCAGTTTCCGTAGTTTGCGAATGAACATTTCCTGAGTTGCTTCTGGATTTAATCCGAGCATCTCACAGGCGTTGTTGAATGTGATGAGTGTTGCTGAAGTATCATCAGCAGAGGCCAGCCACTCGATAACATTGACCACAGGTCTAAGGAACTCTCTCACGCACTTCTGCGATGGCTTAGTGTTAGAGAAGTAGTCCTTGTCAGAATGCTCAATGAACCGGTCGATATCGTCAGACGCATTCTTGAGCATGCCTACCAGCAGCATCTTGATAGGGTCGTCTACAGACCTACTGATCGAACCGTGTTCCACTGTAGGCATCATAATCCTCTTGAGGAGAAGTCAAATAGAACCAGTTAAAGCGGTCTGCATCATCAAGTACTTCTTTACTAAGAAGCCGCCTGATTTCGCTATCCAGCTTTGTCGTTCGGTGATCTGAGCGAATCCCTTCGCTTAGTGTCTGCTCAATTAACATGATTCATTCCTATGCTGGCAATACAACAGTGCAGTTATCGCCAATTTGACATTCTCCATCAGTGTAACATGTTGGAACAATGTCGCCTGTACCATCACTACGGATGACACACCACTCTACATGCTTGAACTTTGTGTCGTGATCCAGGTCACCAAACCTGACTACCTTCGGTACATGGAGTTTAGGCTTAACCCGGAACTCCACAGTAGCATTGAAGTCCGGGAATCCTTCAACATCAAACCAGGATGAGTCAGAGTGTGTTCGATACTGCAGAGCCTTGCCGCCTACTGCGGCCTGCATGATGCCTGAGTCCAGTAGATACTTGAGCCGTTCTTTTGTCATTTTTGAACCTTGTGTATTGGACCTCTATTGGCTGATGAGCTGTCCTAGAGGATAGACAGGAAAGACTGGTCATGGTTGAACCCAGCCCCATACGCTCAGCCATGCACGTACCGATCTTACTACACACCGTTATAGCGGCTATCGCCCCTTATCGGCTAGGGTGCTCGCACTAGTGGGTTAGGAGTTGAGAGTACTTCTGGTGAGTACATTCCTAAGTCCTGTGAGTATTGTGTTAGTTCTTGCAACTTGTCGCTGAAGGTCGGGAACTCGACATCCCGATAAGCATTGAAGATCGAAGACAGCTCAACGAAAGGTCCGTCTGGTCCTTTCACACTAGAAAGCGAGGCATGGCTGATCTCCCACTTGCTCCCATCAATGAGTCCGCATATCACCGTAGCATTGGGTGGAAGGTTCCTCAATTGTTCAATCAGTTCGATGACTGTCACTGACCTGCCCGCTTTCTCATTCGTTTGGCGTATGCCTGCGGTGTTTCCCATCGCTTTCGATCTTCTGGCGATCTCTGACGTTCCTTCATCAGTGAATCGAACTGACTACTGTCAATCTCATCAAAGATCGAACGATTGAACTGGATCAGTTCTAGTTCCTGCTGCGGTGTCAGTCGCACGTCTTACTCCTTATCGGATCGGCTCATTCGAGTACCTATTCAGAGCACCTACTCCAGTATGATCTGACATTGCAGACCATGCTTCGATTGTTCGCAACAGCATATTGATCCATTCAGCAGCTTCATTCGCATAGACTTCAGGAACATTGTTGGTGCCTGCTCGTTGTGCCAGTTCTGCCTTGATCTCTTCGATGGTCATTTCTCGCTCCTGTGGGTGAGTGATGGGGTAATGGTAGCATTCCAAGCGGCCTCTGTCAACCCTGTTGGGTTCTGATCTAACCCGGAAGCCACCATCCCCGTGTCTGATGGCAGATGATAAACCACCCAGAGACCTCTTGTCAAGCCTCTGTGGTCACCTAGGTAGAAATACTTTCCAGACCAGACTGGCCACTAAAGGTATCCTACAAACGTACGAAGCTCTAGAATGCCCCAGGAAGTCCCCAAATTTGACCAGACGTGTCTAACCATTGACCGACCCATCCAATGGCTTCCTGGGGCATCCTGGTGCGTTTGGTGATGTTTTGGAAGGTCGTCTATGCCCCAGATTTCCAGGCTTTCCCGGAAGGGGTCACTTTCCCGGCACGTCTATCGACCACACTGGAGAAACCTTCGGGAAAAATCTAAGAAATTTTATCCTCTTGTGGTCCATAGGGTTATGTCAATGTTGACCACATCTGGTGGAGATTCTTCCGGAAACTGGTTCTTGACTGGTCCGTAGGATATGCCATATTCCCGTTACACTGGTTATATGTAAGTAAGTACATTGATAACAAGTATTACGTAGTAATACTTGTATATGATAACTTACAAGTATACTAGATAAGATCACGAAGTGATCTTATCTAGTAGACGAGTAAGTTATCATTGACAGTTAGATTTGTTTTTTGTTTTTACCTATAGACCAGTAAACTTACTCACTTCGTTCGTAAGTTTACGTTAGTAGACAAGTAGATATGAATAAGTATATGTAGTAAGTACAATACAAGTAATGATGATAGTACTGTAAAATGGGTATATGTATTACTATCATCAACATACAATACAAAACAAGTATCATTACTTTTAGATAGAGTAATGATATCTGTTTTGTAGTGGTAGAAAAGTAAACAGATAATCAATGGTCTACTAACAGAAAGAAGATGTTCAATGAAATGTCAGAAGCTAACTTCTGAACTTGAACTGAATCTTGAATCGGTTGAAGTAGATTCTGAAAGTAGAGTACTCAAGAATGTACTACTCTGCGGCAACGAATCGAAAAACGGGTACAAGTACCCAGCAAGCTGTTTCAAGAACCAAGAGCATGTGGTCAGTCTTTACGAAGGTAAGGCTGTCTGCATCGACCACAGTGACAAACCATTAAATCGCAAGATTAGGGATGTTGCTGGATTCATCCAGAATGTTCGCCTCGTGGATGGCAAGCCTTTTGGTGACATCGCTATCGAGAGTGCCATCGACTGTGGTGTTGACCTTCTGACACTTGCTAAAAACAAGCGTAAGAACATCGGCATGTCTCATGTTGCTATGTGCAAGATGAGCAAGGATCGGCAGACTGTTGAGTGCATCGAGCAGGTTGTTACCGTCGATGTGGTCTTTAGTCCGGCCACAACCAAAACTTTCTTTGAACAGGATCAGGGAATGGAACTTGAACAACTGAAGTCCGAGAACGATGTTCTCAAGGGCCGAGTTGCAGTTCTTGAGTCTGACTTGAGCAAGGCAACGGCTACTGCCGAGACCCTGAAGTCCGAGAACACTTCCCTGCTTGGTGAAGTGACTAATCTGCGGACTGAGGTTGCCGAGATCAAGCCCAAACTTGAGAACTACGTAAAGGCAGAGCAGAAGCTCGCTGACGAGACAGCCGTCAAGGGACTGCTGACAGAAGCTGGATTGGACCTTGCTGACCCTGTGGTCGTGAGTGAGCAGTTTATGGCTATGCTGCTCAGCGCTTCTGCAGATGCTCGTCTGCCGTTGATCGAGGACCGCAAGGCTGCAGTCAGTCGCGGTGGATCAGCACCAACAGGGACCGTACGTTCTCCGGAACGTGTAGTCAAAACTGAACCAAAGGCAGAGGCTTTTAGCGCTGCTGATTACCTTGCCAAGTTTGTTGGCGAATAAGGAGAATTAAATGGCCCGTGCTATTCATCGGCTTGGTCCTGTAACTCTGAAGGACTACCCGGTCGATTCGACTACGGTGGTCACTAAGGGTGACATGATGTTCCTGGATACGGATGATGCAAAGCCTGCAGCTTCCTTTACCTGGGATACGAATATTGCGACCACACAGGCGGCTTTCAATAACGTGTTTATTGGGGTTGCTGCTGAAGGTCGTGCAAGTGGTGATGCAGCCACTACGCTTGCAATTGATGTCAATCCGGCATCAGTTTGGGAATACGATCAGGCCGCTGATGCAGTCCTGACTGGTGGTCTGATTGGGCCTGCCAAGGCTTCCGGCAACGCTCTGGAAAACCAGAAGGTTGTGGAATGTGCGGCAGCCGCTGCAATTGGTCGATGCCACGTCGGCGTCACTTCAAGCGCCACCCGCATCCAGTGTACGTTCGGTTCTGCCCGTCATACGGCTAGTGCCAACGCTAACGCAGCCTTCGGTAGCTAATAGGAGATTCACGTGGTACGTCTTAATCAAGAGTTCTTCACTGGACTCACGAAAGACCGTCCGGTCGCCGATGGCTGCCGTCTGGTCTTCGAAACCCTGACTGAAGGTTTGAAGTCAGGTAAGCTGAAGGCTGAGCACGCCGTGCCTAGCTTTAAGCAACTTGGTCTGTGGATGGGTGCTATTGACCCGATGGATGAACGCGGCTCTTGGCGCAAGATCGCTGAAGAAGTCAAGTTTGTCGATCACGAAGGCCTTGAGCCGCATCAGATCAACGCACGGGTTTTCACCGAATCCAACGCGGCTGTCCGCTCGCAGGCATTTGCTACTCTGACCTCGACACTCATCTCTTCGAAGATGATCGAGGCTTACGATGCAGTGCCTAGCGTTGCTGACACTCTGATGACCATTATGCCTAACCAGCAGTTGCGTAATCAGCGGCTGGCAGGTCTGACCCACATCGCTGCTCCTGATGATGAAGTTCTGGAAGGTCACCCCTACCCAGAAACGGACTTCAGTGAGAAGTATGTGACAACTTCGGAAACGAAGCGTGGTCGCATCCTGCGTCTCACCGAAGAACTGATGATCTTCGATCAGACGGGTGAATGCTATCGCCGGGCAGCTATGCTCGGTACATCGTTGAAGGGTGAGCAGGAGCGTCGGAAGATGCGTCTGCTGATCGATGCAGATGCGGGTTCGAGCGTCTATGTGTATCGTCCCCAGGGAACTGGCGAGACGCTGTACAACACTGATGCAAGCAACCTGAACTACGTCGGTTCTGGTGGTCTGACCGGGTTCAGCACAGCGTCACCGCTGGTTGACTGGACCGATCTTGATCTGGTTCGTAAGTTCCGGGCAACCAAGGTTACTGATGATCGTATCGACGGTACGGCTCGTCCTATCGGCGGTATCAACAGCAACCTGACCATTCTGGTTCCTGAATCGCTGCGGGCAACCGCAAACACGATCGTTTATCCGACTCAGGTCGGTTACGAACCGAGTTCTTCGGGCGGCATCCAGTTCCAGTACAATCAGCCTGTCGCGGGCTTTATCTCCCGTGTGGTCTCCAGTCCGTTTGTTGATGAAGTCAACACCGACGACTACTACATCGGCGACTTCAATCGGCAGTTCGTGTGGACGGAGATTTGGCCGCTCCGTACTGCAGTGCAGGGTCGCGATAGCGAGTCAGCATTCAACCAGGACTTGATCTTCTCAATCAAGGCCAGCTACTACGGTGGTCTGTCGGCTGTCGATTCTATCTACGTCACGAAAATTGACGGAGCCTGATAAGTAATGTTCGGGGCCACGAGCGATGGCTCGTGGCCCTATTTTTGTCTAGTTCTGGGGAGAACTGAAATGTCGTTGAAGATTGGTAACAAGACCCTTTCGAAAAAGAACACACGCACTGTCACCTTCTACCGTGGTGAAGAAGCTATTAGTGTCGTGGTTGGTCCGCTTCCTCCTAAGTACATCGAACGTCTTCGTAATGATGTGCTGCCTTGGCCTGAACCGCCTCGTAAGGCTGTTGAGACCAAGCCTGGAATTTACTTGTATGAAGGTACAGGTAGCAACCGTAAGGTTGTGTTTCAGGAAGACGAAAAGGACCCGACCTATCGTGAGGCTTTGTCGCTGCTCTCTAAGAGATACACGGCTGCAAAGATTCTCGCATACACGGCTCATGATGCTGAGTTCAGCGTTGGTCCAGATAAGCCTGTAGCAGCCTACAAGGATGATCCTGAGGCTTGGAGGCAGTATCTCGATAAGACATACGAAGACCTAACAGATGAAGTCACCGGCTTAACTGAAGCTGAGATCACGCTGATCTTGGACGAAGGCGAGAAGACCGAACTCGCTATCGATATTGAGGAAGCCAAGAAGACTTTTTAGTCTCCCCATCAGGAGTTCGTTCTGGAACACAGGACAGCATCCTGGTGGACGAGCGTGGTCAACACTACGCTAGGACAGAGGAGTATTTCATCCTTCGGATTCTGGAGCGGTTTGGTAGTCCTAAGAAACTGGTCCAGTACTTTGAGGATTTCTATGAGATTCCCGAAGAGTGGTTATCACATCTGATGGCTTACGAACTTATCAGACAATCTGAAGAAGCAGCCTTCGCAGGAGTTAGATAATGCCGATCATCAGTAGTCTTGATAGCATGGGTGACGGTACTCCTATTACGGAGGCTCAGATTCATGCTTTCTTGAACAAACTCACCTTAAAGCTGTTCAACCTGGAACACGGTGACGGGGTTCAGGGGGCAATCGACTATGAAGAGTTCGGACCAACCGGACACAGGGTGTACTTCTCAAGCTCTCTTAGGGAGATGAGAGAACTGCACGCCTACTTCAGTAACCTTCTGGCTAATCCAGAACTCAGAGGCGACTTTGGGTTCTACTTGACAGAAGCACAACCAGTTTCTCTCGTGGAGTGGGTGAATGATAACTCGCGGCTTCAATAGAGAGATGGCTTTCATTTACAACGGTCAGGATGTCGAGGTTAGGGTTCAAGGTGCTCAGACAGTGAACTTCACTACTGCAGGTGCCGCCATTTCCAGAACATACACCGGAGTAACTGTAAGAGCCTTGGTGGGACCGGAGATCAAAGCTAAAGAAGGACACACAAGAGAATTCGCCTTCCTGACGGCTGAGTATCCCGAGAATCCGCCACTGACAACGACCCGTGTTGTTTTCGATAACTTGATCTATGAGATTGTAGACTACACTACAGACTCTGTGGTCACTAAGGTCTTTACAAGGAGACCGTAATGAAGACTAACAAGTTGTGGGGAGCGTTGATCCTAGCACTTGCTCTAGGGCTTGCAATCATGGGCCTCACCGATGCGGGTTTGTTCATAGGCTGGGGTCTCCAGTCAACTTTATCTCAGCATGTTGCTAACTCCTTGCACGATTCTGGTGGAGTATTCATCTTCTTCATTGCTGGGGCCTTTGTAGCTGGTATGTTGGCTACACATTTCACTGGCTTTGGTATGACACCCACGAATAAGGATGAAGACCATGACGCTTGCAGATAGTGTCACAGCCCTGTTACTAAACTCCTGTCAATCTCAGGTAGACCTGTACTCGACGCTTGTGTCTGGTTTGAAGGTAAACAGAAGTGCTTCAGAGGTAATTGTAGCGTTAGGCGGTATTCCTCCTGTCGACCCTGCCACGTATGACCGATTGATTGCAGCGGCACAGGCAGAGATTGACGAGGCGATTGCGGTCAAACAGTCAAGGGGGCTCTAATGGCTTTGTTGTTTAGGCTCCGCTCAACGGATAAAGTCTACAATGCGACCACAGGGACTACTGCGGCTGGCGATGGCGGTGCGGTCGGATCGTGGGAGCCAATGGCCGGGCTGATAACAACACGAGCCCTACACGCTTCTAAAGGACCTACCTATAGAGCCAACGATAACTCTAGTGGGTTCCCTGGATTGGAGTGGTCTGCTGGTAAACTGTTGACAATGGCTCACTCCACTGAGTGGACAAGCTGGACATCGTTTAGTTGGTTAGTCGTCATTCGAAACATGACCGCAAGCTCAAGCCAAAACCGCTACCTGTGGTCAAGAAGTAATTCTAGTGCGTGGGCTAATGCTGGTTGCCGCATAAACTCGGCCGTCTACAGCGACCCGACGTGGACATGGCATGACGCGGTGTACTCAGGTCGCAGAGAGTCAATTATTCTGCCGACAACCACGGCAGCCACACGCTACGTTATGGCAGGTAGCGTAGACTCTACAAAAATCTGCAGCTATATCAACAGGCAGTCTAGTATCCGTAGGTTAGAGTCAGGAACTCTCGCCTTAGGTACAAGCGGCCTGACAATCGGCGAGGATTACGACTCAGCGGGGACGTACAATATCACCCAGGGTGTACTGTTTGAACTTGCGTTTTGGGATTCAGCACTTACTGAATCTGAAATGGCAACTGAGATTGATACAGCCATGACCACATGGGGCGTATCGAATACTGTGGCTCCTCCGAGTTCAGGTGGCGGTCTGATTCTTTCTCCTGGAATGTTTGGAGGTATGCGAGGATGAGTGAATATGTTTATGCCGGTCTGACCAGCCAAACTATCGACATCTTCCTGGCGGACTCTTCTTCCACTACTGGAGGAGGTCTGACAGGTCTTGTATACAATACATCGAATCTTACGGCCTACTACCGTAAAGGTGCTGCAGGGACAGCCACTGCAATTACTCTGGCAACTCAAACTGTCGGAGGTGCGTACTCCAGCGGTGGCTTTGTTCAGATCGACTCTACCAACATGCCTGGGGTCTACAGGCTAGACCTTCCAAATGCTATGGTGGACACTGCGGGGTTTGTGACTCTGTACCTCAGGGGTGCTGCTAACCTTGTGCCGACTGCACTGCGAATTGATTGTCGTGCATTGCCGACTGATGTGAAACTCTTCGGCGGTACAGTAGGAACCTTCAGTTCCGGTCGCCCAGAAGTCAACACGACTCATGTGGGCGGTACTTCACAAACTGCTCGTGACCTTGGTGCGTCTGTCCTTCTGTCCAACGGTACTGGTACAGGACAGGTCAAGTTGTCTTCTGGGTATGTCTCTCCCAACTGGGGAGACGTTGCAAACCCCACTACAGTGGTCGGTTTGACCGGAACGACGATAAGTTCAAGTCAGGTCGTCACAAGCGTTTCTGGGGCAGTTGGGAGCGTTACAGGCAACGTAGGAGGCAATGTGGTCGGTAGTGTTGGTAGTGTTACTGCTGCCATCACGCTGCCTACAATTCCCACAGACTGGATTACATCTACTGGAATCGCTTCGAGTGCAGTGACTGAGCTTCAGTCAGGTCTGGCTACTTCCTCGGAAGTGCAGAGCGTTGCCGCCAGCTTGCCGGAGACAACAGCCGACGCTGTTTGGGAAGATGTGGAGGCCGATCACGTTACCCCAGGAACGATGGGCGTAGCTCAAGGCCGCACAACGGCTATCAAGGCCAAAACGGATAATCTCCCGACAGACCCAGCAGACGCTTCAGACATTGCCGCATCCTTCACGACAGTCAACTCTAAGTTAGACGCTATCGATGACTATATCGATACAGAGGTAGCAGCAATCAAAGCAAAGACTGACAATCTTCCTGCTGATCCTGCTGACGCATCGGACATCGCTGCATCCTTCGTTACGGTCAACTCGAAACTGGATGCAATTGACGACTATGTTGATACTGAGGTTGCTGCCATCAAGGTTGTGACTGACAAGTACGCAACAATGATCGTACAGGACGGTGTGGTCTACCAGTACACGACCAACTCACTGGAGAATGGTCCAAGTGGCGGCGGCGGCGGCGGCGGTGGTAGCACAGTTGCTGTGTATCCTCTCAACGCTACTATGCCTGCCAGGGTCTATGACCTCAACATCACGTTCTACAAGGACGAAGATGGGACGGTTGCTGGTCCGATTGCTATCACATCTCGTAATGCAAACGTCTTTGAGCCAGTCGATCTATCAGGTCGCACACTCTCAGTTCGTTTTGTCGATTACGAAGGAACTGAACTGCTGACAGTCGCTAACGGTGATATCACAGTCAGTGGTGTTGATAACAATCAGATCAGCTTCCCTGTGACGACTGCATTGACTGGATCGGTTACTGAGACTCCTCAGGACCAGTGGCACATCTGGACACTTCACGACCTCACGAGCGGTGATAATGTCCTGATCGGTGGTAAGGCTCGTGTTCTTCTTTGTTAAGGTGAACAATGGCTACCATTCGAATTCAAAGTGGCTGGTCTTCAACAGCAGCCGCTAATCCAGGCATTACCAATGTTGACCACACATGGCTCTCTTCCTACGGCTCTGATGATCGTTTCCACGACATTGGAACGTCTGAAGAGAGCATTACGTTCACAGACATCGCTGTAAACGGCTGGGTGAAGTTAGAGAACATAAACGCCACTAACTATGTGCAAGTTGGGTTCTCTACTGGTGTATACGGCATCAGGCTAAAGCCTGGGTTCTCTGCGGTGTTCTTCTTAGAACCTGGAGCTACCATCTACTTGAAAGCCAATACCGCAGCTTGTCGTGTGAGGGCGTCTCATATCGGAGCAGTGTAATGTCTGTGAAGTATGATGAAGAAGAACTCAGACTAGAACTGATGGACTTCCTGTGGGATGCTGCGGGAGAATTCACCAACGAGTTCTTCCGTGTGGTCGACAGGGAAGCGCCAACTGAAGATGGTCACCTTCATCAGACCTTTGCAACTGCACTCGGCAATGTTGGTCTGCCGCAGGTTAGAGGCACTCAATCTGCAATGGCCAGTAAAGGGTCCAATGATCCAGAAGCTATTGCTGCCGGCTACGGCAGGGCAGTCGGAGCAAAGGACTCAGTGACGGTGACTGTTGGAACTGATCTCGGTTTTGTTGAGCGTCTTAATTCTGGAGGCACTCAGGAAGCAGACGTAAACGGTAGCCGAGGATACAAAGCAGAAGGGGCAGCGACCGTAGGTCAGCTATATGCTCCACGTTTGTCCGATGGTAAGCAGGGATTCTTGATGTGGCTGGACGGAGGCACCCGTCGCTATGCTAGATCAAGAGTCATTGCACCACACGGATTTTTTGACACAGCCGAACAAGCTGTGGTCTCTCTAGCAAAAGAAATGGGGTTTGCATAATGCCTACTGTCACTAACGTAGCCCGTAACATTCAAAACGGGTCACTTGTGATTAAGGATGGGTCGGCTACGCCTAAGTCCTGTACTGTTGCCTGTTCAGGCAACTTGAAGTGGACTGAGACTAGGACTCTGATTGAAGTCATGTGTCGGGGGTCTATTGACCATCGACGAGAAGGCAACACGGCTGGCTTTACTTTGAGCTTTGATGCCGCTTGGTATCAGCTCATTGCTAAAACTGCCAACTCCGGTGATGCCGTCTCTGTTTACGAAATCCTGTCTAATCCGGGGTCGTACTTCACGTCGACTGAGGATGGGGCTTACTGTCTTGACATGGAATTCACTGTTGCCGATCCGAACACCACGAACGGCAATGATGAAAAGATTACCTTCCCGGATGTGTTCATTGAGAAGGTGGACTGTTCGGAAGCAGAAGACAAGAACATGATCGCGTTCTCTGGACGCGGCAAGGTTCGTGCTCCTACCATCACTCGTGTGTAGTATTCTTCGGTTCTCCCGCCCGGTATGTCCATGCGGGCATACCGGGTTTTCTTTTTAGCTTGCGAGGCTTAGATGAGCAAGAAGTTTGAATATGAGCTGACGCTGAGACTGGAGAAGGCTGAGAAGTCTATTGCCTCCCTTGCTGCAAAGATCGAGAAGGACTTGGGCAAGGCTGTCGAGACGGCTTTCAGGGGAGCCAGTGAGTTTGATGTGGTCAAGTTCAGCAAGAACATTGGCTCAAGGATCGAACAGGATGTTAGTAGTGCTCTCAAGAGTGCGTTCTCAGGTAGTTCTGAGTTCGACTTTGGTAAGAGGATTGCTGCTGGAATTGAGAAAGACGTAAGTCAGGCAGTTAAAACTGCCTTTTCTGGTAGTTCTGAGTTTGACTTTGCTGATCCAGGAAAGGCTGAGCAGGCTGCAGAAGAGGCATCTAGGAAACGCATTCAGCAGTTACGAGCTGACAGCGAGACTCGGAATCAGGTTGCTGATGAGGACTATCAGAGGGAGATTCAGAGGACTGACGGGGTTGCTGCACACTTAGCAGAGAAGCGTAAGGAAGCTGAAGCTGCTGTTGCTCAAGAGAATCAGGACATGGCGAGTAGGGCTTCTCAGAGAGATAAACTCGAAGAAGCTCACACAAGTCGTCTTTCCAAGAACTCTGCATTGCTCAAGGAGTACTACGCTACTTACAAGGACCCTAGTGCTCTCAATGCTATTCAGACTGTTGAGAAGTCCCTTGAGAGACATTCAGAGTCCTTGAAGTCCTCTGGGTTGTCGCTAACAGAGCAGAAGAAGGTGCATGATGACTACACTAAGAGTAAGCTGGATGCTCTTGATAAGTTGACAGGGAAAGAGCAGAAGGCTACTTCAGACCGCATTGCTCAGATTCGAGACACAGAGGCTGCAGATGCTGCGGCAAGGCAGGTTCGCTACACCGGTCACTCCGATGTGCTGAAAGCGATTGAGGAGGCTGAGAAAATCAATGCTCAGCAACTCATGAAACTTGAGCAAGACATTACAGGCATGACTGAGAGGGAAGCTAAGAGCCGTATCGATGCCTACAAGAAGATGGCTAAAGCCCAGATTGACCACGCTGTTGATGCTGGTTACAAGATGGAGGCTTTGACAAATCAGCAGGCAGCAGCCGGTGCTCGCGGTGTATCATCTATCTTTCAGATTCAGCAGGCTGTCGAAGACTCCATGTACGCTGGTCTTCGTGGTGCTGGTAACAACATTGCCTTTCTGCTCACGTCGATCTCAAACCAGTGGGTTGCTATCGGTGGGTTGATTGGTATTGCTACTCTGCAACTTGCTGAGCACCTCGGGGTCTTCGATAAGATCAATGAGTCGATGGATGGCATGCTCTGGAAGACTAAAGAGCAGATCAGAGAAGAAGAGGAACTGGCGAGACTTCGTAAAGAAGGGTTCGATCGTGAGTTGAAAGATCAAATTCGACAGGCGACGTTTAGCCCAAAGAACAAGACAATTCCTCAGGCTCAAGATGCGGTCAACGATCAAGAGCAGAAGCTGCAGAAGGAAAAGGAGCGGTTGAGGGTCTTAGAGATTGCAGTCACTCTATATGAGAAGATTGAAGCCAAGGCCAGGGAAGTCCGAGCGGCTGAGGGTGATCCTGATCTACTTGGACAGAAGTTTGCAGAGTACGCTAAATTAGTTAAGATGTTCAATGATCTCAAGACTAACTACTCTATTGAAGGCAAGGGCTCGTTTTCAAACCCATTCGGCCCGAGTGTGAATCTGTCCGGTGGAGGAATTACCGCACTGAAAAATGAAGTTACGGATTTCCGCAGTAAGGTGGCCGACGGGACCAAGGAACTCCAGTCCCTAAACAGAGAACTTGGTGTTACTGCCGAAGCATCTAACAACCTCAGGTTACAGGAGAATATTCAGAAGGCTGCACTTCAGGTTGCCGAAACCACAATCGAAAACGCAAGAGATGTGGTCAACCTCCGTAAAGAAGAGTTGCAGACCATTCAGCAGACTATCTCGGCTGCTGAGGCTGCACTCAGGACCGAAGAGAGGCGTGTTGAGGCTATTCGTGAGGCTGCGTCTGCTAGAAAGGATGAAGCTGCTAAGCAGGAACTCGGTCTGAAGAATACGCTTCTCGACATGGAAGCGAATGAGAAGGCCAAGGCTGCCAAGGATAAGGCTCAGAGTGATGAGCAAAACATCCGAGAGCAAGTCAGACGTGCTAGACAATGGGCTGAGCAGCAGGCCAAGGTCGATAAGTTCAATAACAAAGCCTTCAGCAAGACCAATCCGCAGATCAATTTTGACATTGATGAGCAGAAAGCTAAGTGGTTGCAGGGCCTTGAGAACTGGGAAAAGGCTCAGCTTGATTCTATCAAGAAGACGGAGCAGACCAGTATCGATTCGGCTAAGAAAGTAGCCGAAGAGGCTAAGAAAGCTAACCTGGATGCAATGGAAGCATCCCAGAAGCAGAAGGTTGACGCTCTAAAGGCTGAGGCAGATCAGCAAGTGGGTCAAGGTAAGTTTGGTGATGCTCAGAGCACTCTGGATAAGGCCGAGAAGGCTTTGAAGGAGCTTGCGAATGCTAAGGTAGCCAATCTCAATCAGAAGGACTCTGTGGCTCAAGGAGAAGCTGCCCTCAAGGATTGGCAAGAGGTTCAGAAGCAGCTTGAGCAGTTGGATGCTAAAAAGGAAGAGGTATCCAATAAGGCTCGGGAGGCTGAGAAGGCATTCATTGCTCAGGAGAAGGCTCGGGAAGAGAAGGCTCTCAAGGCTGTTGAAGACGCTAATGCAGGACTCAAGCAAGCTCTCGATTACAAGAAGCAGATGAGCGGTATCCCGCTAATCAGTGATGCCGATGAGGCCGGTGTCGCAGCAATCGTCAGGCAGTTCGAGCGGCTTGTTGAGTTGAGTCGCCAGATTGTTCTTCCTACAGCAGTGCCTTCTGGGCCTTTGATGGCTCCGCAAATGGGTCCTACTGGAACAGGCGGTGCTGGCGTAGGTGGTGGGGTAGGAGGTGCTCCACCTACAACCCCAGGACCGCAGTTCAACATGAACTTCAGTATGGGCAGTGCCACACCAAATGCTGTTGCTGCTGCAGCAAGCTCCATCGTCCAGACCCAAAAGACTCTGGCAATGCTTGGCGGCAATTGACAGACCCTCTGTGGTCCATTATCATCTGTGCCAGAGTAGGCTTCGGCTTACTCTGGCCTTTTTCTTGGAGTTGACATGGCTTTCACATTTGCACCTGCCCTTTGGCGATCTGGTTCGTACACCCCACCCAGTGGGACCACACGTACGTCTTCTGTCGGAGGAGGTCATCTGTTCTTCCTGCCTCAGCCGATCACTGCCTTCCCTATCATTGATGACTTCAAAGGTAAGGTTGAGGAGATGACGGCGAAGTCTGGTGGCAACGCTATGAGAGGCAACAGGCATTCCCATAAGCAGATCAGCATTACCGGACTGTACGGTAAGCATACAGCAGGAACAACAAGTCCGACAATCACTGAACTTGATATGCTCAACTTGCACATGGACTTGTTAGCCTTCCTGAATCCAACAGAACCAACTCAAGCACACGAGTTGTTCATGTACTACGATGCCGGGTCCAGCACCTACCGTAAGTACAAGTCCTGTTACAAAACAGGGCTTCAGACTGACATTGGCGATAACGAATACGCAAACAAGATTTTCAGGATGAACCTTCAAATGGTTATCCTTGATCCAGTAATGTACACCACAGCACCGGGAGCCTAGTATGGCACTCTTTGACTTTGATGAAACAGAGTACAGACGTATCATCGAACTCTATGATACTGATGGCACTACTCTGCTCGATACTCTCTGCGATATCGATCAGGATATCGACAAGGTGCTGCACTGCGACTTCGAGTGGCTGCGTCAGGCGGGTCTTGGTGGCGGTTCATTGACTCTCGATCTGACCACAGAGGATGATCTGCCTGAAGTCGGTCAGTGGGTCGTATGCAAGTATGCTTCTGATGTGTGGTATCGAGGACGCATTGAGGAAGTGTCTGGCAGTTCCCCAGATGGTGGGATCAACATCAGACTCTTCTCTCTGTGGTCAGTGTTGACTGAAACTCAGGTGGGCGGTAATCCTTGGTGGGATACTAATCCACAGACCTTCGGTCGTTATGACTACTTTACCAATGATCCTGACCATGCTTCGCAGGTCTATACAACGATCACAAACCTCAAGGACCTTGTTCAGAAGCTCTATGACGACTACCTGCTGCCTTGGGGCAACGGTGCGACGATTCTTCTGGATGTCATTGATGCACCTACAGACGCAGACTCCTTTGCCAGTATGACCTTCAGAGGCGGTGAGTCTTTGAATCAGGTTCTAAGGACTATCGCTGAGGCTGCAGGGAACTACTCGTACGGCATCACTGCCGACAACAAGTTCTTCTTCAAGCCGATTGATACAACTGCACAGCATGTCTATCAGGAAGGTGTCAACTGTAACTACTCGTTCAGCACAGATCGCAGCCTGATGTACAACCGGCTGATCTTGACTGGTGGGTATGTTTACGGAGCACCAACCACTGCAGGCTTCTATGTCTGGAACTACCATGCCGAGGACTCAGCTAGCGTTGCAGCGTACGGAGTAACTAAGTCACTGACTGTGAAGATTCCTTGGATCAGAAATCACGTCGACAGCCAGAACTTTGCTGACAGCTTCTTTGCAAAGTATGCTGTGCCGACCACCCGCTATTCTGTTCAGACTATCGCTCAGGGTTATCCGTTGCTGCCTTGGATGGGCGGGATCAGTGTGGTCGACAAGGACACCACAACCCTTGCAACCCAGACCTTCGATTCTGTAAAGGTTGTTTTCAATGCGGCCCCTACGTTCTCACTGACCACAGGTCCTTCTGAACCACTCTATCCGGGTGTCGGTGTTGTTGAGCCTAAGGATGGTGAGAATAATCCTGGTGGTGGTGGTGGCGGAGGTGATGCCCGGCAAGTGAGCGGTTTTGAGAGTGCGATCCTAAGCGGACTATCCATCGATAGCTGTCAGTGGTATCCGTGCGAGATCAAGACTATGGGCTTCTACGTTACGAGTGCATTCCCTGCTTCTGGCTATGTGGTCGGTGATATGTACTACTCCACTAAGCCAATTTGCCCACGCACAGGCATCACTGTCTACGATATGGAGACACCGTACGGACAGTATGTCGCTCTTGACGGTCTGTCTGGTGGTGAGGTTGTTGGCAGAACAGGTATCGCAGTCTTCATGCGTAGGTATGCGGACCACGATGTAAACGGTTGTAAGTGGTTCATGACTGGTCTCTCCTGTCCTTAAAGGTGCTTCATGGCTGGATGGAATAACAATAAATGCTGCTGTACACCTCGAACAAGATGTCAGGGAGAGGTTGATATATGTTGCATGACCCTGCAAGCAAGCACCTGGGCTTATGCAATATCTCTGTATACAGTAGGGACCGATCCTGACGATACCTGCGGTTACGTCAATAATGGATACCACCATAACAATCGTTGTGGTAGGTTGGCACCTTTGAATATATGTACAGATAACTTACGGTTAATTGAGGTTCATTGGGGAGAGAGTGACCTGTATGGGGGGGATGTAAGATTAAGCGTGTTCATTCCTTCCACTGTAGATGGTAGCGGGAACTATGTTGATCCTGTTTTCTATGAGACATTCCTAGACTCTCTCACGTGGTACTTATCTCCTGTTGTGTTCATTGTCGATGGGGTTACCTATACCCTGTCAGTATGCCCTGATCCGCACGAGCCTTTTCCTGAGTGGCCGTTATCACAGGTGTTCTTCCAGACTACCATCAACAGTCATCCGACTCGATCTTTTGGTAACCTAACTTGCGGGGCCCCCTGCGACCCCGATTTTACTCAAGAGGGCAACATACAGATGCGCCTGCTGTGGTCCTACAACATATACAGTGATAAGATAACTATATCTATGCTGTACATTGAACCAGCAGGCATTTGGGAAGGAGACTTAGAAGTAGACTATGATTCAGGGAACTGGTCTACAGGAACTTACACACTCACCCTAACTGAAAGGCTTATAGAAGGTAAGCCAGATATCACGGCTACAGTTTCTCCGGCAGACTCCTGCGACATTCCACCTCCACCACCTCCTTGTGAAGCCTATACCTGCTTTCCTGAGTGTTTGGTGAATACGTGTGACGGAGGAGCCACTCCTAATCCCCTTGCCTTGTTCTTGGATGTCACGTCCTTGAACGGTTGCTGCCTGAATGGAAGTTATGGCTTCACATGGACAGGGGGCGGCTACTACTCAGGCAAGATTGGTGACCAGTTCCTTGTGACTTGTGGCTATGTTGAAATTTGGTACGAGTGTGTGGGTGACCAGTTTCGAAGGCGAGTAAAGGTCACGGACGTGACGGGAGGCACGAGCGAATCTACAGAAAATGATCCAGGAGCCTGTTCAGGCACTCCAGAAAACTTCATTGATTCCTTTATCTGCGTCTTCCCTTTCGTACCTGTGTGCTTTAACCTACCACCATTCTTTACCGACACGGTGACCTTTGACATCTACACCAACAACTAACCTGACTCCAGAATCGCTGGCCAGGATCGAAGAACATAGACGCAGGAGGTTTCCTCCCAAGGAAAAAGGGCGGCGATCTAAGCCTACTGCCACAGCCCAGAGATGGGTATCTTTATCCGATCTTGGTGCCGACTCAGCAAAGCTCGCAGCAATGGTAGCAGGCAAGGTAGACTGCATCATCGGTGTTGCTCGTTCTGGAATGACTCCAGCAACGATTGTAGCTACAATGCTGCATCTTCCTCTGCTGGTACTCAGACAGTCTGAGGGCGACATAATTGGTGCGGGTCACGGCTGGAGATTGGGAGACAAAGAGTTCAGCAATCCGTTGGTGATCGACGACACATCATGCTCCGGGCAGAGCCTGACTAAAGTCAAGAAGATCGTAGCGGTGAGTGGAATCGATCCAGAGTACGCTGTGGTCTACTATGACAAGAAATCAAAAGAACCGGTCGACTACTTCGTCAAGGAACTACCCAGACCACACGTACTTGAATGGAATATTGCCAATAGTGTGTATTCCAGTCAGATGCTCTGGGATATGGATGGGGTGATCTGTGAAGACTGCCCTAACTATGTCGATGATGATGAGCACTACGCCAACTGGCTCACTATTGCAAAGCCCAAGTGTCTTCCTTTGAGGAGCAAGATCAGGATCGTCACAGGTAGACGCGAGGCGTGGCGACCACAGACTGAGGCGTGGCTTGCTAAGCATGGTGTTGATGCTGAGATCATCATGCACCCTGACGGAGAGCGTACAGGCCAGTCTGTGATTGAGCATAAGGCTGCTGCTGTGCTCAAGTATGCAACAGGACCGGTTGCGATGCTGGAGAGTGATAAGCGGCAGGCGATTCGTATCCAGGAGATCACAGGTAAGCCTATATGGTATGTGGGAGAAGGCGATGAAGCAGAGAATATTGTCCCCGCCAAGAGGATGGACTGGACATTGGAGTATCCCTGTGTGTATCGTGGAGAACAACAGGCCGAGGGATCGTGCGGCTGTGCTGGAGCCGACAAGATTCCCGTCTACGCCTGCCAGGAGACACCAGGAACGCAGTGTGTGGTCCTCAAGTCCAACCAAGGACGGATGACCCGCAAGGACCGCAAATGGTCAGGACTCCGGGCCTGTGAAGACTGTCCTTTGGCAAAATCCGAGATTCCACCGAACACTTCCGATCCACCGGCGGTATAGTTGTGGAGGTCAGACATGTCAGCAATCACGATCAGGTCGAAAGTCCGTTGTGGGAACAGCATCCGATCAGGTACGAGATCACGCAGCTTCTTCGTACTTGTTCAGTTGCCTGCCTTGTGTTGTTTGCTTGGGTGTCTTGGTTCAGTGTACTACTGGACATACACCCAGGCATTCTACTACTACCCTAACCGGCACGTAGGCGAGGCTCAGGCCGTAGGTGCTGCTCTGGCTACTGTGGTTTGTGGGTGGCTGTTCTACACTCTCTGTAAGCATCAGGAGAAGCAATGCAGCAGTACATAATCGTCTCTTGTGTGCCGTGACTTTTCACGAACACGCGATGGTTACCATCCAGTCACATTCAAGGATCAGTGATGCAGTAGTTCATCTTTATACCAGAGATGGCATGTATTGTACGAAAGGATGCCGAGGATGGGCGGCATGTCGCATACCACGGACACGGTTATGCTAAAACCGCAGAGAGAAATTACAATGATCTGTTAGCAGGTCATCTGACCGAGTGCCAGCTTTATTGGGATAGGCCAGGACGGATTGGGTATCGGAACATCGCCTTCACCAAGGAAACCACATGATCTTTCACAAGCTACTCCCCGATGGTTTCAAAAGAGACGCAGACGGCTTGCTGGGCGTATGCTCATCAGCGTTACGTGAGTCGGTTGTGATTCTCCTTGGGGGACCATCAGCATCGCGAACACTGGACAACGTAGGCTTTACAAACCTACCAACCATGTCTGTCAACTGTGGTCACATGAGTCAGACTTCAGCTATCGACCCAAACTACTGGACGGGCTACGACAACCCAGTACGGTTCGATATGTCAGTCTTCCTTGATCCGAGAGTGTTGAAGTTTTGTCCGTCAGTTCGCTCAGGTGAACTTCTACGAGACAACCGTACTCTGCTATCAGAGTGCCCTTCTGTGATCTTCTTTGATGCCCAGAAGAGAGCCAGTAATGGTGAGCTGTTCAGTCTTGGGCCTGTCATCGATACTCGCGACTCCATGCTGCAAGCAATCGACATTGCCATCAAGCTGGGATTCAAGGACATTTTGCTTCATGGTGCCGACTTATACACCGCACTATCAGATGAGCAGGTGGACCACATCAATCAACAGTTGAAGTTGGTTGGTGCTGATCTGCCCTTCACCTTAGCCTGCAGCGTCAACTCCAGTATGGAAGCCTTGTCCTGTATCGCACATGCCAAGGTTTGTAAGGACACAGCACCCGCTGATATGACGGACTCTCAGAAGATCGCTTGTGAGGCTGTCGTAGATGAACTCGTCTCGATGCTGTCCAGGATGACTACTCCTGAGATGTACAGTGCTGGGAATGCGAACACGAGGCTTAAGGACAACCTGAAGTCCGACTACCACTACCGAGTCACTTCTGGTAGGCTGATTGGAGCCAGACGGAACCTGGACGCTCTTGGCGTGTCTGTGTCTTTGCTGAGGGGACCACAGGACTTCAAGAGTCGACTGGATGGGTTCTTTCCTGTGGTCCGTATTGCTGATGTTAAGGATCGACTGACGATGACTGATCCAGATTATCATGCTGTAGGGATGTACAGACGGGTTGATCCGGGGGTTGCCTGACCACAGGTCACTTGACGCCTAGGCAGGATTATGGTAATCTCTGCCATCACGACACGCACTGCAGGAACACATGATGAGTCTTGACGCTTTTGAACTGGAAGTCGTTGCTGCCTTCGTGGAGATGGAACGGGCCTCCAGCGACGTGGGGCGGCGGTTCCTTATGGGTGGGGGCGGCTTCGACAAGCACGAGGCTGCCCGCTCGGTCGCTCCTGATTGGCTCCGCAAGTGGAACGACGATCACAACTGGGCTATCTGTTTCGCGAACGGATACCGCGGCCTGTTGAGTATGGGTCAGGCTTTTGGCTACTCTCGGGAATGTCTGCTGCAGGATTTACTCATGTACCGAACTCCCCATGCGACCAGTGAAAACTGAGCACATTTTGGGGAGCATAAATCAGCAGTTGGGAAGTCTGCTATGCTCGACGGAGTGTAGTAATCGCGATAGGCGGAAATCTGCTGAGTGTTCTCTGTAGTTTACTGGAAGAACGCAGGCACTCTAAAGCCTGCAGTGTGGGTTCGAATCCCATCAGAGAACATGCTTATCTACCATGTGTAGATGGAGTAACGGGTGCGTCAGTAATGGCGTGCTTAGCAAGTTGACGTGCGGCGGGGACAGTGACCCGCAAGGCGGTGTTCCGATGCCTGTGAGTAATTCGGAATGGGACCGGTGCAAGGCCGGATAAGTGGTTTTTAACCAGCTCTTGAAGCTAGCCGGTGCAATTCCGGCCACGTCGATTCACAGCAGTCCAACAGGAGCAACCATGACGTGCATCGTAGGTCGAGTCCATGATGGTAAGGTGACCATTGGTGCTGACAGCATCGGTGCGGCTCACTACGACTACACCATCCGCAAGGACAAGAAACTCTTTCGACTAGGTGAGTTTGTCATCGGCTGTACTTCAAGCTACCGAATGATTCAACTCATTCAGTACAAGATGCATCCGCCAACTATCCCTGATGGGATGGACCTACATGAGTACATGGTTGTTCACTTTGTCGAGGAACTTCGAGAGGTCCTGAAAGCCGGGGGCTTTGTTGAGATCGCGAGCAATGTCGAAAAAGGTGGTCAATCCCTTGTAGGGGTACGCGGCTGCCTTTTTCGGGTTGATTCTGACTTCCAAGTTGGAGAGTCGGTTTATGGCATGGATTCAATCGGATGTGGTCAGGATTATGCCCTGGGAGCAATGTTTTCCGGTGCTGATCTGGAAAAGGCTCTGCAGGTTGCTGAGCAGTGTTCCTGTGGTGTCAAGGGTCCTTTTCACTTTCTGACCACAGAGGATACGTAATGACGATTCCGGCCCTGATGAATTGCCCGCATTCAGGAGAAGGCTGGTGTTTGTCCTGTGTTGAGAGGTTATCCTCCGAGTTGGATGACTGCTACTTTGCTCTGACAATTGCCCTGACTCAATCCTATGACGGGCCTTTACCTGATTCAGCTAGAGAAAGGATTTCAGGCGTAATGGATAAACACTCCGGGCATGCTGCAAGCTCCTAGGACGCTCTGTACGGGCTCCAGATTTCCAGGACGACTCAAAGTACGTCCTGACCTGTTTGGTGGCTTCCTACGCGATCCTGTGCGATTTGGAAGCATTTTGGAGGGTGTTTCATGGGCAGTTTTGAGTCTGTTTTGTCCTGGTGTCTGGCGGATGGTGGTAATGCTCCACTGAAAGCAGTCTTGCTGGCGTTAGGGTTCGTGCTGCTGGTGTTCGCAGTGAGCGGCTTTTGGTACGCCTTTTTCAAGATGACTGCTGCTAGGAGTAGGCGTACCCCTATTAAATTTCCTCCGATCAATGAGACCCCTTCAACATGGTCTACGTGGACAACCACTACGTGGTATATTCATGTTCTTGATAGCAATGGGAACCCAACACACAAAGAAGGGCCGTTCTATGATTTTGACACAGCGATCGCTAGGTGTACTGAGTTGAACGCTAAACACCAATGAACTACGAGTTCTACGGAGCAATCGCACAGTACATCCAGATCATCAGGTCTAACCAGACCACAGATGAACAAAAGGCAGAAGCAAGGCAGGCTTGCTGGTCCTTAGCACATAGCGACCACAGAGAGCACATCAGTGATCTCTGGTTGTTGCTACAGACTCTCGAAAACATGACAGGAGCAGAAGGTGGATGACAAAGAACTTTTGGACTACATAATTGGAATTTTTCCAGCTCATTCAGGATGCGTTGCTATGAGTAGCTTCCATAGCCTGATGGTCAATACAGTGTTGCCTGCATATTCTAAGTTGAGGGATGAGCAGACTCAGTTGTTACAGGAGTCTGGAGATGAAGGCTGAAGAAAGGATTGGTCAGGTATTTGGGAGACTGTCTGTGGTTGCGGTCGTTAGTAAAGCAGCGCACGGAAAAACAGTGTTGAAGTGTATGTGTAGTTGTGGCAAAGAGACACAAACTACTGTACAGTGTTTGCTTAGGGGGTGGACTAAGTCCTGCGGTTGTCTGCGAAGAGGCGGGGGCACTGGCAACCGAACTCACGGAATGTGCTCAAGCATTACCTACGTGAGTTGGAGAAGCATGGTCCAAAGATGCACAAATCGTAGGAATCCTCGTTATCACGATTACGGTGGTCGTTGGATCACTGTCTGCGATGGGTGGCTCAAGTTTGAGAACTTCTACAAAGACATGGGGCCGAGGCCTTCTAAGGACCACAGCCTGGATCGCAAGGATAATGATGGTCCATACTGCAAAGATAACTGTAGGTGGGCGACAAAGAAAGAGCAGAACAACAATCAGAGGAATAGTAGGCTAGTCACCCACAGCGGAGAGACACGGACAGTATCACAATGGGCGGCTTCTGTAGGAATGCACACAAGCGTGCTTGTGCGTAGGCTCAATCTCGGATGGACAATGGACAAGGCCCTAACGGAACCAGTGAAGAAACGGAGATCACGTGACACCTCTGGCTAAAGTAAACAACTACCTAGATGAACAACGTCAGCAAGGGGTTGATGAGTGGACGGTAGAGACCGCAAGAGCTATGCTCTACGGATATTTCTGCCGTTACGAGAAACATGATGCTGACCTTGTGGTCAGGGGTATTGAAGTACCCTTCTCAATCGAACTTCCTGTTCCAGACGACCTGCCTGAAGAGTGGAGACCTAAGGGACCACGGTATGTAGGCGGTATCATCGACAGCATTGTAGAGCGTGATGGCAAGCTCTATGCAACCGACTTAAAGACAGCTTCTTGGGTGAGCGACACATACTGGGCAGAGCTAGATACGAACTATCAACTCACTCAGTATAAGTTCGCTTTGTTTGCTTCCGGGTTCGAAGATGCACATTTGGAATGGGACGTCATCGTAAAGCCCGGAATTGAACCGAAGAAGTTGACACTTGCAGCCAAGGAAGAGATCAGCAACGGTAATTACTGTGGCTGGCCTGTTTCAAGGGATGTACCGGACGATGGTCGTGAATCTGCCGTACTGTACGGTAGACGGCTGATGTCTTGGTATGAGGATCGACCTGATTCTTTTCTGAGGAGACCGTATGATCGAAGTCCGCAACAGTTGGTGGATTTCATCTACCAACAGCACAGGTTGGCTACTTTGGCAGAAACGCTCTCGTTAGAAGGAGGTGATCATCATCTATCGTACAAGAACACGTTCAGTTGTAACAGATATGGTGGCGGCTTGTGCGATTACCACGGACTCTGTTGTGGTCACACGGACCCGGCCAAAGCGGGTTTGAGGCTCAAAGAGTCATCTGGGGAAGTCAGACCAGATTATGGCATGACCACAAGTCAAGCCAAAATCCTGACTACCTGTCCAACTGAATGGTGGTACAAGTACCAGGCAGGGCTTGAGCCGGTGGTCAAGAAAAAGACCCCGGCTCTTGCTCTCGGAACTCTCGTGCATGCTGGTAGAGAGCTTATCCTTGCGGACAGATTGGTGAATCCGATTGTCTTGCCTATGGAAAAGCCTCAGAAGACCAGTGCTTGACAACCAGCAGAAGATTATGGTATCTTCTGCCTTACAGTTGCAAAACTGTCCGGGATGTCCAGAGTGGTGACTGGCATCCCGGTATTTTTACCTTCACTCATCTGGAGCATGTATGGCGGCAGTAAATGTCTTGGACCGACTACGCAAGGCGGTCAATGTCGATCAGAAGGAACTCATGGTCTTCTACGGTGCTCCTGGCACCGGAAAATCATCTTTCGCAGCACAGTTTCCTAAGCCGCTGTTCGTGACTGATGGTCGTGACGGTGGATATGCTGATCTGGTCCGTGCTGGTCAGATTACGAGCGGCATCGCTCCTATCGAGACTGCCACATGGACTGATCTACGGGAAGTGACTAAGGCCCTGGCAAATGCTGAGACGGCCCTTGACTGTCAGACGATTGTGTTTGAGAATCTTGGAGGCTTCCAGCTCAGTCTTGTTGAGCAGCAGATTGAACGGTCTGCTAAGGCTGACAACACAACCACAGAGGCTGCTAGGGTAAAATTCCTGGCGTGGGGTGGTCAGGGGTATAAGGGCTGTGTTGCTGAGTTCTCTGACTGGCTCACAGACGTTCGAAAGATTCTGGAACGTAATGGGTGCGACGGTAAGCCCATGCGGGTAATCCTGCTGGGACACTCGACACTCGTTAAGGACAAGAATCCTGCTGGTGAACTTGGTGAAGAGTTTCATCGCATTGACCTGGACCTGCATACAGAATTGCTGAAGGTACTTCATCGCGATGTTGGGTGTATCGGTTGGATGCGTCAGCGTCCTGTCGTGGTGAAGTCCGAAAAGGGCAACCGAGCACTTAGTGAGGACATTCGAGAGATTGTTTTCCATCCTTCACCAAACGCAACCGCAAAGAACCGCTGGGGATTGCCTCCAGAGGCTATCTCGATGGGCAAGTCAGCCAAGGAAGCCTTTGCCTTCTTCTCAGCCGCTGTGGCTCAGGCAAAAGCATCCAACCAACCTAAGGGAGACTCGAAGTAATGGCTCGTAAGTATCAAAATGGTGCATACACTGCACGTGTTCTGGCTGCTGATCTGGGCAAGACCAAGAACGACAAGGACTGTCTGAATGTGCGTGTTCAGCTACTGGACCACACGGATGCAGTGGGCATTAAGAATTCGGTTGATGGAGATGCGACAGTCGACATCTTCATGAGCCTGTCTGAAGCCTCGCTGGCAGCAGGTGTGGTCGTTGAACAACTCAATGTTCTCGATCCAGATGACTGGCTGACTGCTGTCGAAACTGGCTCACTGATTGGTAAGACAGTTCCTGTCTACTGCGGCGAGAACAAGGACGATAAGGGTGAGATTTGGGATCGATTCAACATCTCGACTCCTCGCAGCAACCGCAATCCTATCGCTAAACCTGCAACTGAGACTGACAAGCTCAAGTTGCGGGCAATGTTCGGCCTGAAGCCCAAGGCAACTGCTCCTGCTCCTGAGCCAGTTGCGGACTTCTAAGGCGGTACTGTCCTTCGGGACAGGCTGACACGAGACAACAGTGGTCTTAGCAGTCCGACATCCTGCTAGCACGCTCACAACGTGCCTTGTCAGTTTACTCTCCCACCATGTGTGGGTTGAGGTCTTCTATCGTCGAAAGGCGGTAGTTGTACTCTTATCTTCCAACGTGCGGCGTGTGTGAAACGCAGCCTTTCGTGTCCACGGCACCATTGGACCCTTGCCTTGTGCAATACGGCGGTGTCATCCGGTTAGAATCCGGACACGTTGGACGTGCCATACTAGGAGCACTCAGATGCCAAAGGACTACAATGACAGAACAAAACTCAACGCGACTACCAACCATCACAGTATTGGGCTGCACTACAAAAAGTTTATCCTATGTTTAGACGTGCAGTGTGGTGAGGAAGATGAGCCTCTGGTAAAGAGGATCACCAAGTACCTGAAAACGCTGTTGGCGTCTGAGGGTAAGAAGTCGTTAGATGTAATGGCTAAGTATAAGGAAGAGGCTGATGCTGAGTAATGAAGTCGCTGGACTGCTTCTTTCAACTTTTAAGGGTCGTCACGATTTTATCGCCTATCAGCCGGTCGGGCAGACGTTCAGGCCCCTCAGAGTTTCAGGCGATATTCCGGTTGATCGTTTTATTGAGCGTCATGGGGTGCAGGGTTGTTGTGGCTTTTACTTACTGAACTCAGAGAATAAGGTCCATTGCATTGCAGTGGATGTCGATAATCACACGGATAATCGCCCCGAGGCTATTCAAGAAGCACAGAAGTTTCAGGAGTTCCTGACAGATGCTGGGTTCCCTTGCTATCTGGAGAAGTCCTACTCTGGTGTTGGTGCTCACGTTTGGGTTTTCTTTGAAGAACCTATCGACGGCATTGAAGCCCGCGTGTTCGCAAGTGGGGCAGTCAATGATTTCGAGCTGGAAGCTATCGAAATCTACCCCCGCCAAGCCAAGCTGACCGCAGAGAAGCCTCTCGGTAACTTGATTCGTTATCCGCTGGCTGGTAAGTCAGTTTTCCTCAATCCTGATCTGACTGAGGCTGAGCCTATTGCATTCATGCAGGGCATCCAGAAGGTCACTAAGGCTCAGATCGAGGCTAAGTGCTGGTGGAACACGGCTGAGCAGTCAGAACGCTCTGTAGACAGCGTAGGGGCCTACGAGACCACAGGGATGCCTTCACGGGTACTGTCCTTGATGGACACTGCTGAAGGCGAGTTGCTCCTGAAGCGATGGATGGGCGATGTGTCTGGTATGGCTGGTCAGCGTACCAGATCGGATATCTGTTTTGCTCTTTGTACTGAGATGATCCGGAACTACGTCCCAACTCCTGAAGTAGAAGCAGCACTCAGATACTGGTGTGCTCAGAACTCTTATGAGAAGGGCCTGACTAGACCACAGTGGATTGCCGATACGGTTCGCTATGCTTATAGCAACCTGAAGCCGCAAGGACGCAGTGAGATCGCTACCAGTGACCGTCTGGGCGTATTGCTACACTCGGCTATTGAGTCTGTGGTCAGTGGTGAAGATACACTGATTACAACAGGACTGGACAGCATCAACGACTCTTTGGGTGGGGGCATCTCCCGTAGTGAGTTGATTATCGTTGCTGGTCGTCCTAGTCAGGGTAAGACCATGACAGCTTGGCACATGCTGGATTGTGCTGCTAAGCAGGGCGTTCCTGGTGCATTCATCAGTCTTGAAATGCCCGAGAACCAGATCATGGCTCGACACCTGCAGCGACTTACTGACATTCCTAAGTCGGAATGGAAGAATCCTGAGGTTGCTAAGCAACTCCACGAGATCGCTGATGCAGACATTGCAAGTAAGGCCCCGATCTACTTTAGCCGGGGCGGCAAACAGACTCTGGCAGATGTGGTCAGTGAGATCAGGCGATATGCAGAACGTGGTGCTGCAGTGATTGCAGTGGACTACATCGAACTGATTTTGGGTAAGGGCTCTGACTTTGAGCGTGTCACAGAGGCATGTAAGGTACTGGCCTCTTTGTCCAAGGAACTTAACATTGCTCTTGTGGTCCTTGCTCAGCTTCGTAGGCAGCCGCCGCAGATTCGTGGTGTTGTCCTTCCTCAGATGAGCGACTTGCGTACATCAGGGATGATTGAGCAATCTGCCGATGTTATTCTTGGGTGTGTTTGGCCTCATCAAGTCGATGCTGCTAACTATCCTCCCGAGACGTATAACATTGTGGTCCTAAAGAATCGTAACCGTGGTATCCGTGAGCAGGTCGTTCCTGTTCGCTTCATTCCAGAACGCCAGACCCTAGTGGGGTAGCTATGTCGCCTATTCAGGCAATGATCTCTTCGACGCCTAGCGGGAGTTCCGCTGGAGAACTGAACAACACTGATGCCCTGCGATCACTGCGAGTAGGGCTAACCGTCATCGCTGCCCAGGCGGCAGTAGTGCTTCTACAGTATGTAGGGTCGCTTGATTTCGGCGATAAGTCAGTGTTCGTCACGGCAGCAGTGACTATGCTGGTTGAACTCATCCGACGTAAGTACGCCAACAACCCCGGAGACACAAATGGACGATAACAACACTGCTAACCAAGACAACACTCAGGAGACTCTCGTGGGAAAACGCCGACACTCAGCACCAGAACTCGACACCTATATGACAGGGGTCGCTAACCGCGTAGCAGATGCTAACGTGGGTATTGATACTGTTACGGTCATTTCGATCCTGCAATTCGTACTTCCGATCATTGCGAAATGCTACGGAATGGATACAGGGGCCAGCCCTGACCAACTTCGTGCTTCTCTGATCGAACAGAACGAGAAGCAGCCAGCACGTCTGCGTCGTCGTTTGACGGCTCGCTATATGCGTGAAGCTCCTGACCACAAGTTGAGTCGTGAGCAGGCTGAGGCAATGGCAGAGGCTACCATCAATGAAACCATTGCTACGGATGATGCTCTCGTCGTCAGTATCCACGCATCCCTCGGAGATTAGTATGACTGACACACCAACCCCATCTAAAAGTAAGTGGGAAGCCATTCGAGACATGAAGTGGCCCCTTGTGGTCCTTGTTGCTCTCGTAGGGCTGTTCAATTCGAATCTGGCTAAGGACCTTGGGGACGCCCTTAACAAGCCTGACATCATTGCCCCAGACGGATCGACCAAGCAGCAGGAATTGACTCAGGATGAGATCAACAACCTGATTGCTAAGACCATCGATGCTATCTTGCCCAAGCTGCTGCCTAAGGACCCGCCTAAGCCGGTTGTAGTCGCACCCGACAAGACCAAGCCAGTCAGCCCAGACCCAGTAACTCCTGTGGTCCCTGATAAGACTGAGCCTAAGGTAGTCACGGACGATGGGCTGCTCGGCATTCAGATCACTAACGAGGAAGGCCGAGTAATCACTGCATCAACAGTGGATGCTGGTCAGTTGTTCCGTATTAGTGCTAAGAATGCCAAAGGTAAGGTCGCATGGCAACCGGTTAAGCATGGAGACATCCATCTGGTTGCTACCACGGATGGTACTGAGTACGCAGGCTATCTTCAGAGTGGTCAATGGATTGACTTTGGATTGACTGACTACGGTTCGCAGAAACAGGTGTCGATGCGGATCAGTTGTAACCAGGGGCCTATGCCTCCACCCGTCGATCCAGTAGTCGTTGACCCTGTTGGACCACAGCCTACTCCTAAGCCGGTGGTCACTAATGCAGCAGTCAGTTTGTACGTCCTATACAACAAGGACATTTCTGCTGACGCTGCGATGATTATGACCTCTACGGACTTGTGGGACAGTTTCAAGAAGAACGGCAGTGAGTGGCGTTTCATCAACTCAGATGACGACACTGCTATTGCTGAGAAGATCAAGGCAGATGGTGCTGGTACAACAGTTCCTTCGCTGCTGATCTACGAGAAATCTTCCATGCGACTTATCAAGGTTCAGCCTCTCCCTTTGACCACAGATGCTTTGTCTTCAGTGGTTAAGCAGTATACTGGAGGTTAGGATGGATATCGAAGAGTTTAAGGATGAGGTTACTGGTGAAATTCGTAGGCCGGGGTCGTTGATCCTGCCTCCGGGGTTTGTCTCCAGTTTCCCTCCTTATGTCGATGCCCCTGAGACACCGATGTATGACGATGCCGAGATCACTAAGTTGATCTCTAATCCGAATCGTCGGGATATCACCAAGCTGCTACCATTCGAGAAGTACGGGACCAATCAAGGTCAGTATTCATCGTGTAACGGTTACGCTGCGGCTGGCGGGTTGACTGCTACACGCAGGTTGACAGGTATCGATGATGGTTGGGTTGGTTCCGGATCGTACGTCTATAGTCTCATCAACGGAAACAGAGATAATGGCTCTCAACTGGAAGACGGGTTGATTGTTATCGGGAAGTATGGTGCTCCTTCGAGGACCACAGTGCCTTACAATCTGATCTACCGCAACCAGTATCCACGTAACTCCGTTGATGTTGAGGCCGCTAAGACTAAGGGCTTGCAGGCATATCGCTGCAAGACTAAGCAGGCATGGAGGACTGCCTTGGCTGCTGGGTGGATGGGCATTGCTGCTATCCATGCTGACAGCCGAGTGATTAACTACCGGGGTACAGGCATTATGCCTTTGGCTAACGGTCCCGGTAATCACGCAGTACTGATCTCCGACATGCGGATTCTGAAAGGCACGGAAGTCTATCAGATGACGAACAGTTGGGGTATTAGTTGGGGAGATCAGGGACGAACATGGCTGGTTTGGGATCACTTCGCCCAGACCTTTAACAATCACGCTTTCTATGTCATTCCGGGGATCAGGGTGGTAAAATGATGAAGCATCTCCTGCTTCTGCTGCTTCTGTGTGGTCAGTGCTTTGCTCAGGATAAGGAAGAGTTCTCAGAACGTCTGGGACCAGTCCTGAAGGTGCGTGTGATGCAGCAAGGACGCTGCCCGAAGGGTGTCCCCTGTACGCCAGTGCTGATGTATTGCGGGTCCTGTGTCGTCATTGATGGAACGAAGACAGCACAAGGGACCACAAACTACACAGCACTGAGTGCAGCTCATGTGGTCACTAAGGACTGCACACAGTTGTCCAAGACTGTTAAGCAGTGGAACAGCTACCCTGTTGACCATTACATGGAGATCGAAGCTGACGGTAAGTGGAAGGCATGTAAACTCAAGTTTGTCAGTAACCGTGCTGACATCTCGATGCTGACCTTCTCTTCGTCCTCTGCTCTACAGATGGTCTGTGTGGCTCAGGATGCTCCTAAGAAGGACGATGTTCTTCGGGTCGTAGGTTATAAGTCTTGCGATAAGCTGGCTACCCTTCCTGCAGTGTCCCTGTGGACAGACGAAGGATCGGAGTCCTTGGACGCATTCCACCGTACCCCAGAGAACATTGTTCCTGGTATGTCTGGTGGGGCAGTGCTTGATGCTCGTGGTGATCTGGTTGGAATTCTTGTTGGGTTTCCGTCAGTCAGTTCGGGCAGTGTCGGTGTCTTTACTGGACATGCTGAGATCAAGCGGTTTACTGCTCCTTGAAGTAAGTGTCTTGCTCAGCAAGGACGCGGTGGTCCCTAAGTACACGGGACAAGGTAGCCGATAATCGGAGCTACAAGTGGTGCCCCATCACCACACTTTAACCCTTGCCCATAACCGGAGAGTCGAATGCAATTTACGTGGGAACCTAACGATGACGACTATGACGATGGGGACTGGTCAAAAGCCCCAAAAACAGGTCGTGGTGATGAGGACTGATGCCGCACAACCCAAAGCGGAGTTCGTGCATGCGGCGGGGACAGAGAGTGCGGTTCGAAACGCCACCCGCTTACAGTAAACACGGGGGACCGTGAGTCGGTGCAATTCCGATCATGTCACGACACGCTTTGCCGCACTAGCTCAATGGTAGAGCAGGGCTTTTGTAAAGCCCTGGTTGAGGGTTCAAGTCCTTCGTGCGGCCTTTCCCAACTCTCCCTAACAGGAACTTCTATGTCTGACAGCGTTGAAGCATCAATTAACACACATCGTCTTGAGGACGAGATCAGTCGGCTGCGGCTGATTGTCGGTAGCCTTCGTGATGAACTCTGGGTGAACCTGTGGGCTGGCCTCTACATGGATCAGCAGAAGTACAACGATGAAACCGACAAACTTATCTACGGAGAATAACATGCGATGCTCGATCTGCGGTGGGCTTGACTGCAAGAATCACAAGTGTCCTCAGTGCGGTTCTCCTTCTGTACTAGACGAGTGTAATTACGGTTGCTGTGGTCCGTGTTGTGACAAAGATTGTCGCTGCCGGGCTACAGATGAACGTACTTCCTCTCGTCCTCAATAAAATTCCACAACACATCTAGGACCATCACCACATGGCTTTGGACACAACGACACTAATCACAATCGCTACGACGATCGTCGTCCCGGCAGGGACTTGGTTCATTGGGCTCTGCATTAGAGGTTGGAAAGCCCTTACCATTCTCTCAAGTCTTGCTAAGCAGTTTGAGACCAACGGGGGCTCTAGCCTAAAGGATCGCATTGAAGCGATCTTTGATGCTGTTGAGGACCTTAGTGCCGTAAACTCGGTGAGCTTGAACCTAGTACCATATGCCTTCTTCAGAGCCGACGCGGACGGCAATGTGAACTGGGTGAATCGTAACTTCACTCACGAGACGGACCTCTCCGAGAGGGATGCTTACGGGCTTGGTTGGTTGAATGTTGTGTCTGAGTCGGATCGTACGAGAGTCAAGACGGAGTGGTCGTCTTCTGTCACTGACCATCGTGCAGTGAAGACCGCTTTCAAGCTAGTCGACGGTCGACAGGCTTACATCGAGAGTATGCCTACCATGTCCAAGAAATTCGGCATGACTGGATTGGTAGCTGCTCTCCGGATCGAAGGAGTAAAGAATGCCTGATATCACTGCTGAGATCGTTTCTAACAATATCCTGCAGTATCTGCTCGATCAGATGCCTGACTCCGCTGTACTGAGCGACCCATCCAAGTTCGATCCACAGTCTGGTGACAAGTCTGCATGGGCTCAGGTATGGCTCTCCAGCCTTAACCAAAACATCGGATCAAGTCCCCCGACCTTTGACTGCACCTTGCTAGGACAAGCCTACGCACGTGGTCAGGAGAAGCTCTACGAGCATCAGACACTGGCATCTGAAATCTACTCGATCTTTGACAGGCTCTCCCTGCCTTTGATGAATCTAGCGGGGGATACCGAGATCGGTCGTCTGACTGTCAGGAAGATCAGGACCCAGGATACTGGGCAGCTCGGTGAGAACTACCAGCGGTGTACCCTTACCTTGGACTGCTATGTCGAACAGTACGCCTAGCATTGCTCGTGGTGGTCTACTTGAACTTGATGAATGTGGTAGATGGACAGAGCCTAACCACTCCTACTTCGAAGGGACCACACTGACTAATGATGCTCAGCAGCATCCAGAAGCATTCAGTCTTGGTATGCTTGAGTTTGTTGCTGCGATTGTTCTTAACAATAATCGAGTCAGTGGGTGGCTTATGCGGTGTAGGTGTGGTCGCTATGTACGAGTTCCGATGAACTTCTACAAGTCGACTGTCCTAGGCAAGTTCAGGTACTTCAGGATGAAGGACATCCCCTTCTCCTGTAGCGAATGCAACTACAGGCCAGATCACAGGTCCAGGTACTACCCCTGGCCTGTATTCAAGTCTGATCCTTTGGAGTTGACGTATGTACCGGCTGGCTATAACTACAAGGTCCTTGAGGATGACTTCAGGCTCTATTCCTCAGTGGCTAATAGAACCACACATCCCCGAGAGTATCGCATGTGGGAGAACATCATCACCTTTGATGACACCTATCCCCCCTGGAAAGCCTCCTTCGGCAGGTTCCTGAATGATGTTGGTGAGCGGCCTTCTAATGCTCACATACTTCGTACCAGGAATAAGTACAAGCCCTATACCCCTGCTAACACGTACTGGCATAAGCACAATTATGTGGTCATCAAGGGTAAGGAAAGGCAGGATCACTTCGCAGCGAATGAGTTAGGTGTACCTGTCGAATACGTGACTGCCTGTAGACGAGGTGGTCTGGTTGATGGTGAGACGATTCAGAAGCGTTATGAGTCAGGACAAAAGCCCCCTACTCGATACTACGAACTGGATCACAATAGACCACAGCAGTTCTTGCTAGACTAAATACAAACACCCCACATACCGTGATTGGTATGTGGGGTGTTTTCGTTTTTACTGTTCATCTGGCCCCGGCGATACCGCTTTACGCTCACACCAGTAGCACAGCCAGCCAATTGGCGGGTAGTGGTTCTCTGCGGGCTTTCCGCACTTGCAACACGTGTTCATTCGCCGCTCTCCTTGATGCCGCACCGGGCCATGAGGTTCCAGATGTCGAGCATCTTGCGCGGTGCGACTCCGCTTGGAATTACCGTCCCATCGCTCCACCATCTCCCCTCAAGTGGATAAAACGCGAGGCCGCAATAGGTGACACAGAAGTCGCTTAGACAAAACCCGCAAGCAACCAGCCGCTCCGGCGTGATCGGGTCCGACCAGCGGATAATCTCGGTTCCGTAGGTGCTGACTGGGAATAAGCGGAGCATCGCCAGTGCCAGCGTGGTTGCATCCAAGGCGTTTCCGGCAGGCGTCCTGTACCGCTCCAGGGCCTTCAGCTCGTCGTCAGTGAGTTCCATTCGTGCTCTCCTGTGAAAGTTGGCGGAGCTTGGCGATGACCAGCTCGCGGAGTTGCCCTGGAGTCTCTGCGACCGACCTTTCGCCTTTGACGTAGACGAAGTAGCCAGAGGCGTCCCATTCGCAACCCTGCATGAAGGCATCAACGGCGACCGACAGCGGCACGACTGGCACGGGGACTCGCCAGTTGAGGCCGATATCATTGCCGGAAAAGTTAGAGTATCGCTCTGTGTCCGGGGAAAACCAGAAGTCATTTCCCCACGAGAACTCCGCCCCGTCCGGAATCGGCTCGCCCACGACAGGCACGATTGTCTTCCAGAACTGGTTCATGACGATCTCCCACAGTCATACCACTTATGTGGTCAGGATGCTCGATTGATTCTCAGAGTCTACTTGAACTCTGCGATGTAGTCAGTGACTGTGAATCCCAGTCCCATCGAATCTTCACTATCCATTGGGCGAATCAATCCACCACTGTGCTGGCGGTATATCCTCCCGCCGTGCTTCCAGCAGTACGCAGACTCGCTCGTGAACTGAATCACCCGCCCATCCGGCACATCGTCGAGAGTTGGCGGCGTGGCTGGCTGTGGGTCGAGATAGCGGATGAAAGTAAACTCGCTCGGGGCATGCTTGCTTTTTCCGCCTTTCCAGTGAACTGCCCATTTTCCGTCCCGCTGGACAACGCCAGTCGCTGCAATTCCGCTGTGGAATGCAACGATTGCAACACCATCAGGTACATCCGCGAGTGTCTTCGGCTGCGGCACGACCCAATTCTCCTCGCTGAACTGCCATGTCTTGGGTAGGGCAGATTCACCGGGGATTGCGTAGATCGACCAGTTCGGCCTCAGTTCATTGTACGCCAGCCCAGCCTCAATCTTGCTTTCGACTGGTGGCACCCAGGAATTTGACATCGGCCCAAACCACATCGCCCCGTTCGGCAACTCCTCGCCCCACTTCGCCAGCCGATAGCCGGCAGGTGGAGTCGGGAGCGTCAAGCCTGCGTAGTGCTCTTTCGCGGCCTTGCGGACGAGACGGCAATTTCCCTCCTCTACCCATTGTACATCGGTAGTCCATATTCGATCATACTTGTCAATCCGCTTTGCGACATACTCCTTGGCTCCTGTGGCAGTGTGTGTGAACACGTCCCCCACTTCGATCTTACTGCTGTTCATCTCTTTCTCCAAAATGAGTTCTAAGGCCCCTAGGATCGACCAGGAAGCCCTCAGAAGGGGTAACTTGACTCAGAGTACGTCCTGACAATCAGGAAGTCACAGAAGCGATTCTAGGGGCCTTGGAGGGGTATTGCGTAGTGGGCCGGTATGCCATCAAACCAGGGTCTCCAGCAAGCGGTAGTGATCTCTCCCCAAGGCAGCCACAATCCGGACAGGTAGATTTTGTTGCAGTCAGGTCCGCGTGGGTACAATTCCCCTCGCTCAGCAAGTCGGTAGCCTTCAGGCGGTATTGGTGGACTAGACATAACGGCTGAACTCCAATGGACAGGTGTAGCGAGGTTTGGGGACAGCAAAGAATGGTCCACCGTGGAAGTCATAACTGGTGTAGATCCAGTCTAAGTACAGCACTGACCTGTCCCACGTAACCCAGCGACCTTCATGCTGCAGCAGCATAGCATCCCGTTTGCTGTAGGACTCCCCTCTGGGAAGTAGCGTGTAGCCTCTCGGCAGCGACGGAATCTTGCTCATGTGGTCGTCCTTCCGCAAATCCTGTGTACAGTACCCTTGTACCACTTTCCCTTGTTGGGGGGCTCAATACCCTGTGCATTGAGCCAGTCAGCAATTTCCTGATAGGACTGCTTCCTTTCCCTGCGGTCCAGGATAGCCTTCAGTACTCTCTGCTCACTAGGCACTTCAATCATAGCCTCTCCAGATGCAGTTGAGAAGCCATAAAGTCTACGGCAGTAGGTCATTCCTGTCGCTTTTCTGTGCCTCAGTCCTGCCCTCGTTCTCTCGATGAGTGTAGATCGCTCAAGTTCTGAGAATACCCCAGTCAACTGAGCAAAGGCTGTGCCCATCGCTGTTGACGTGTCTAGCTTATCGACCACAGCATGTAATCTGTGGTTCTTGAAGTAGGTGTCAAGAAGTGTCAACAGGTCTTTGAGTGATCGACTGAGCCGGTCTGCCTTGTAGACTACGAGTCCAGTGCAGTCCGTTCCCAGGCGAGCAAGTGCTGCCTGTAGCTGTGGTCTACTGACAGTAGAGCCAGACTGAGCTTCAACATACTCACCGACAACGGTGAGATTATTGTAATCACAGTAGCGAGCGATCGCTGCTCGCTGTGTGTCGATGGAGTCCTGCTTTTCAGTAGAGACTCGCATGTAGGCAATGACGTTTTGCATCAATCGATCCTTGTTAGTGGTACGACGGTCCAGCCTAGGTTTGTCAGAGTGCTTGTGATATATCTGAGATTCTGCCGGTTAGGGCTGGTAAGCTCCGTGTCGACCTCAGCCTTGCTTGATCTGACAAGCACCACCTGCTCACTTACTAGCAGAATACCGTACAGTACAGGAGTCTCTGGAGGATTCGACTGGAGCACTACCGGCACGTATTCTGGCATTACTGAATCTCCCCGATGTTAGTGAGCTGGATGATCTCTCTCCAGCTATTGAGATCGGCGACCCGATCATGGTATTCCTCCCCGTTTCTTGCATCATCTGCCTGCTCCTTAGTCTCATAGGTTCTGAACATCAGACCATCTGGACTAAGCCAGCCATACCTGATCTGTCCACGGGTGTTCCTGTCTCTGGTGATGATGGGCACTCTCATGGATTCTTCTCAAGTGGTATTAGCTCTCGATCTGGTGATAGGTCACTACGCATCATCCAGTAGTCTGTGCTTGAAAGGTGCCCTTCCTCCAATGCATTGGTCGCGTGTTCTGGGCTATCGAATGTTATGAGCCGGTCTCCATCAGCCGTAATCCACCCGTAGCACGTCCCACCTGACCTCCTGTAGAACTCAGTCTTCCATCTGGTAATGATCGGTATGAGTTCCATCAGTCAATCCTCGTGAGTCTAATCATTTCCCAGGACACTGAGTTGAAGTGGCCGATAGCCTCGCTGTAGGACGGCTGCTCCTCTCCACGGAGAACGCGAGATATTCGTCCGCAAGCATCGGCTGACCCATACTGATACATGGTTCCGGACTCGTTCAAGATTCCGTGGTAGATGCGTACTGGGTTGTGCTTACTGCGTAGCAGTATTGGTGTCATCACTCTATTCTCTCCAGTCTAGTCATTGTCCATGACCAAGGATCGAACTGATTTAGCGGCTTAAAGTCCAGTGTTCCGTTCTTTAGGGCGGTTTCTGCGTCCTCTGGTGATCGCCTCGCGGCATACCGTCCGGCAGGTTCATCCAAGAACCCATACCACACGTCACCGAGTCGTCTGTGTCGGTACACCACTGGTATCAGCATGATGGTCCTCTATCAGAGTGCATGGCTGGAAGGTCTCATCAGCGTACTTCGATACCGGTGGTCCAGGTCCGCCACCTCTCACAGAAAAGTATCCTTCCGGTGAGATACGCATGTAACACCTAGAGAATGACACTTCACCTGTGGAGCTACTAACCAGCCTTCCGGGGACGTACAGCATGATTATCCTAACAGAGCAGAGAACTGTTGCGGGAACTTGTCAGGAAGCCACAAGGATTTCTTCCTACCGTTCCTGTCTGTTCGATAGGCTGTCCAGCCCATCGCAACAGTGCGTTCAAACCAGACCACATCCTTGCCGTTGGTGAACACGAAGTTGTCTCGCCAGAAGCCCCTTGCCAAAAGCCTATTGACAAACTCATAGTTCTCCGGCATGTCCCACCACAAGTAGCGGTAGACCATGTGGTCAGGGTTTAAGGAGCCGCGTTCTTTGTCGAGCAACTTTCGGAAGTCCTCCAGGAGTTGCTGGTTGGGTTTACGTGGCTCTGGTCCACTTCGATAGAAGTAGAAGGCCAGGCAGAGAGCGAGTGCGGCAGTGATGACAAGAAATGTCATGATGGTCTTTCTAGCTTAGGCTAGGTAGTGGTGGTAGGTAGGTGTCGGTCTTGGCCCGACCAGCGTACATCTCTGAACGCTTCTGGTAGAGCCTGTCGATCATTTCCAGGAAGTCAGGATCATCATCATAACCCTCTTCTTCAGCCTTTGCACACAGACGGGCGATCCTACGGCTGAGGATGTCTTCATGTGGATCATACATCGGAGTCTCCTTCGCCGTCCATCTGGTTGTCGGTGTCCAGCGACTCTGCAAGTTTCTTCAGAGCCTCAATGTCCAGACCACCTGTGCGAACGGTAGACCACACCTTGAGTGGTACGCCGAGCTTGCGGAGCTTTGCAGCACGTGCCTTAACGGCATTGACGCTGTAGCCCAAGTTCTCGAAGTACCCAGGACCGTGTGACTGCCACTTCTCAACGAACTGAGCGGCAGGGATTTGCGGAAGTCGATCAGCAGACATCGGAATTCTCCAAGAAGGTGGCGACGATGGTTTTTGAGAGATCAAACTGGTTGTGGGTAGTCCAGGTCAGGACCGATTCCGGATAGGGGGCCTCGCCACGCTGCAACCTACCCAGCCAAATCTCGGCGTTTCTTCGTGACCGGCTGCCATCATCCCAGTAGGCAAAGCTGCATGTAGCACCCCTGTGGTCAAAGTTGCTTCTGTGGAAACCGTGACGCTGCCACTAGCCTGCGGGGGAAGTTGAGCACGCACGAAGCGGTAGGTCATTGCATCCCAATCCACTTCGTAACGGTCCACCAGACCGTATCTGACAACACACGTACGGCAGTATGTGTCTTCCGTCAAATTTTGGCAGCACCCACAAGGATGGAGGTGTGGTCGACAGGATTGACAGTATCCAGTACCCGCAACCATTGCGTCGTGTGTGTGCCTATGAGTACAGCGAGGACAAGTCTCGAAACAGTCTGAGCACACCATGATCCAGTTGCGATGGATATCGCGTGTCTCGCTGAGTTGGTCACTGTCCGTTTCTTTCTGACAGCACTTGCACTTCACCTTAGGCTTGATGGGCTTGTGCCAGGACACACCTAGTGCTTGGCCTGCAAGTTTATCCACCACCTGTGAAGGGCCGATCAGATAACACTTGTCGCCATTGATGAAGTACGCACTGTTGTCAGGGTACAGGGAAGCCTGTGCATAAGGCAATCCCCAGGCAGTAGACAGCACACGAGCAAATCCCGGAAGATCGGTCTTGCCGTAGGAATTGAACAGGACATAACACGCATGCCTCTTGTCCCACACAATCCAGCAGCGACTGATGGGAGTAGCACCATCGAACTCGCGGATAGCCCAGCCGCCCTCGGCAACGAAACCTTCCCGCAGACCTTCTCGGCCTTCTCCCCACCAGCACGACCCACTATGACAGTAGTCACCCGATAGAGAGCCTTCGATGAAGTCCTGGTCGAACTTCAGAATGATCTCAGTATGTTCCTTAGACACATGCGGAGAGATCAAGTCCCCGATAGTCCGGAGGTGTTCTGGTTGCAGTCGAATCGGATAATTAGACTTGAACAGGGCCTTAGCCAGCCGTTTGGGGTATGTACCGACATATTCCCCCTTACCAGTCACCAGCCAGTCGTTACCGATCTGATCTAAAACCCGGTCTGAGAGCCGGGCATACGTTGCCGGATTCTCTGCACGGAACGCCTTAACTGCCTTAAACAGCGTAAGGCACTTACCGAGCCAAGTGACCATGTTGGAGCGGTATTCGTTGACATCGTGCCCCTGAGCGGGGGCACCGATTGCCGTTCCGTGTCCAAAATACATGCGATGATTGTACATCACATCAGCAACATAGCACTGCATATTGGACGAGGACGTGACATTCCCGATATCGCTCTTTACCTGATCCAGCCAATCAGAGTAACTCTTCTCTGTAGTCCTGCCGTCGATACTGACGGCACTCAGCGTACAGAGGTATCTCCATGCGGCAGCGATTCCCTGAGGAGCGATGCTGCCCCCGACTACCTTGTATGGCCGCTGATCGGTATGATACCGGCAAGCGTCGAACACTGGCTTTTCAGTTGTGGTTGCGGTTGTGGACATGGGTTTCCTTATTCAGTCCGGGGACAGGAGAGGGTCTTTATGTTGTTGCAGAGTTGCTCAAATCGAGAACGTACATCGGTGTCCTCTGTGCCAGCAGTTTCAGAGATTAGGCGGAGCACATCTTCGATTTGAAGATACACCACACCTGACACTTTGATGTGTCTGACAGCGATCATTTCAGCCCCTTCTTGACATAGGCTTGGAGTTCATCGCAGGTACACCCTGCATATCCCCAGTCCTTGATTGTTCGGTTGTAGTCCCGGATACCCAGCTCTGTATCGCAGTGATACGCATCCGGGAAGGCCCAAGTGATGTTTGATCGTCCACCGCTGATCCTGCCGTAGACACGTTTACCACTGCTGTGGTCCACATACATCATTGACCAGTAGACATTTCCGTAGCTGTCGCGTTTGGAGTGGAATATGTGGACAGTAGCGGAATAGACCGGACTAGATGGCAGAGTCATCGCGTCCCCCTTGCAGCTTTTCTTGCTGCTCCCACATTTCCTCTGACGCATCGAATGATGTGTGGCATCCGTGGCAGCGGTCGTTGTCGTAGTGGTTGAGGTCGTAGCAGTAGGCACAGCACCAGTCCTCGTAGATCGTTCCAGGAGCCTTAGAATCCGAAGATGTCCAGCACGTATGGCAGACAGGCCAATCGGGCATGTTCATGTCATGGCAGGCATCACACCGCCATTTTGCGTTCTTCTCAGCCTCAGCCACTGACTCCCCAACACGCTTGAACACGTCGTCATAGCGGCTGGTGTAGATGTCATCCCAGCCTGAGTAGTGCCCGTACCAGCGACGTTTAGGCTGATCTGGAATCGGGATGTGTGTGTCTTTGTGGGCCTTGAAGAAGTCAGCAAACTTGAGGGCCTGGAAGTATGTTTCCTTGAGGTTTGCGTGGCACTGATCTGAGTGTTCGTTGTAGTAGCCAGTTCCTACATTCCAGCCGCTACAGCCCAGATGATCGAGTGAGCAGATGTCACTGAATGATCCCCAACTTGTGGTAAGATCATGGGCTTCCAGGCGTGCCCGGTTGTCGTCAGAGTCATAGTCGTACAGGACGGTATCCGTACCCCGGCGGTCAAACTGGTACATCCAGTTGAATGCCTTGTCAGTCTTGAAGTCCTTGGCAGTAGAGCGACCGCACTCCTCACTGTCGGTTAGCAAGATGTCGGTATGGACTCCAAAGGACGGCAGTAGATCGAGCAGTACCCACACCCCCAGGCGATCATCGAGTTGCGGACACCAAATCTGCTTTTCCTTGACGTTGAACTCGGGCTTCTCCCAGAACTTGACATGATCCATGTGAGCTACACCAATGATCGGTGAGCCTTGGTCCAAGTGCATGACAGGACCGTCTTTTGTGTGCATGATGTTTGCACCACGATCTTTGAACTCTGCCACGTATTCCGGAATTGACATCGTGCATCGCTTGACCAGTTTCTCCAGCAGCTCCTTGGAAATCCTGTGTGGTTGTGTTGTGGTTGTCATCTTGTCATCCGACTGGTTGTTGGTTGTCTGTCTCTGCTACAGTATCGCTTTTTTAGGCCCTGTTTGTCGGACTATTTGGAAAGTTAGTCCGCTTTCTCCAGAAACCTTTTTCGCATGCGTACTCGGAAGCCCTTCAGCGTGCTCCGTGGAATCTCTGTGTCCTTCAGGCGGGTTTGTCCTTCTCGCTGGCAGTAGTCCAGAAGCCTTTGGTAGAGGTTCCTGTCGCATGTTGGCAGCTTGTCTAGGTCGATTTCTGGAAGTTCACAATCCTCCCATTCTGGTTTGGGCAGGTGTGCAAAGTTCTCCAGATGCCTCTGCTCGCGGAGATGCTTCTTCCAATTGCTCCTCGCTACTCCCCACATGATTGTGAGCAGCAATCCTGGAGTGATTGCTTTGATCCTATGCTTTCCTGACCACACTCTTGCCCAAGTGTCCGCAATCAGGGTTTCTGGATCGCTCTTGCAGAGCTTGATTGCTCGCCATGACATCCAGCCTGAGTAGGTTTTGTATGCGTCGGTGAAGCTCGTGTGGTCGATCATCGCTGCTTTCCTTCTGGCAAGATGCTGTCAATCCCTGAGTCGCACCGCTGACAAAGGCCGGTTTCGCGTATACACGCTTCTCCACGGTTCTCAATATCTTGTCGAGCGTCTTCCTCAGAGTCAGCCCAGACTCGCAATTCGAATTGTTCGTTGATCGTGTAGAGGACTCTGTAAGCCTGCATGGTCAGTTCTCCTTGTTGTCTCCAACGCTCTAGGATGCGTTTTGAGGGCTTGTGTTTTTGGGACGTACTTTGGGTCAAGTCGACCTGTCCGAAGGCTTTCTAGGGCCATTCTGTGCGGTTTGGGAGGGGTTTAGAGCCAATTCTCTCTACATTCCGGTGTCCCAGGGTACGTTGACTAGGTTACCGTCCGATTCTCGGGTCTCCATTCTCCCCTCGTTGATCCACAGTCGGAGTCGGGGACAACCATTGGCGTGTACCAAATCGGAATCAATGTCCCCTGATGAGATATCGATAACCAGCCGGTTATCATCGGCAACGCTGATTTGAATCTCGGCACCGGCAATTGTGACAGTGGTGACGTTCATGTTGGTTCCTTGGAAGAGAGAGAAAAAGGAAGTCTGCCTAGCCTACTGATGTGCGAGTACCAACAGGCGGGGTCGTTCGTACTTCGGCAGACCCATTCATGAACCCCACACTTAACTTCATTCAGGTCAGGCGGTAACCATCCCAGGAAGTTATTCGAGTTAGTGCAGGCCCCCACGATCCTACGGAGGGAAGTTCCCGGCTGTTAAGCCCTCAGGGATGCCAATTCACCAGAGAGGATTTGAACCTCTGACACCGGGAACAATTCCCGGTCTCAACATGCCGCAGGCTAGAATCCAGCCATCAACAGATCATGGATCGTTTGGTCAAACGCTCCCCATGATCCGATCAGACTGTATCCCTTTGACACGCACCAAATAACATAATCAACATCATTCGCGTTTGGAACGCAAAGGTACCATGATCCCATTACCATCAGAGGTCCAGTAGGATCGGACTCCTGATAAACTTCCTCACATGTGATCTGGGAATCGAAGTGGTCAACAATCATGATTGTTCCTTTCAGAAGAGAGAAGGGAGGGATCGGGAACAATTCCTGGTCCCGTTGTTGTAGACTACTGTGCTCGCCGATACCGATTGTGCTGGAAGTCGAGCAAATCTCCAAGGTATTGCACTACCGCCCATTCGTCCGATGTTCGTGGGGAACGCTCGATTGTAACTTCGGATTCCCATTTATCGAGAATGAATCGGATACGCTGAATATTCTCAGCAGCATCTGCCGCGACACTGACGGACAATCCGGTGGGAGAATTGAATCGGTTTGCATGGGTGTTCATGTTTGACTCCGAGAGAGAAGAGAGGGAACTCCAACTGAGCTACTGGCGAGTATGTGGTCACCATACGTGATGGTACGGTCTGCTGGGGGAGGCATTCCTGAAGGCTTCCACATCATCCAGGAACCTATCGCAGTAGACGTAATGCCTTGCGTCAAAGTACGGGAAGAAGTCAGTGGGGAAGGAGTGTCTAGCCATCTGGATAGCTCTGACCAGCTTCTTACGGTGCCTAGTCGCATTGGCTCGATCAGAGATCGTGTTGCGGACTTTGGCGATGTCATGCCACTTCTTAGCGTTCCACCAGTGATAGTGGACCGTCCGCACTGCGATGCGTTGACGCTCGATCTTCGTGAGTTTCATCTCAGAATCCTGGTTCAATGTAGATGGTAACGTCTGGATCATCTGCCCAATACGCTCTCTCGTGGGCAGCACGGCTCACGGCTTCTTGGTAGTCTTTGCAATGATGGTCCTGCTGTCATTACTGACCACAAGGATTACATCAAACGGGGGAGGTGGGTAGGTCATTGCGGTTTATTGAGTCCCAGTGCCTTGACCTCAGCCGGAGTGAGTTTCGCTAGAGCGGACTTCACCAGCTCTTGCCGCTCAGCGTCCTGTCTCTCCTTCTCCTCTCGTTTGCGGTCTACTTCCTGATGATGCTCCCACCATGTAGCCAACTCTCTGGACACAGGATTGCGAGCGTTGTAGATGATCTTTTCCATCTGCTCCGGAGTCATTTCCTTACAGAGAGAGCAGAGCATTGCGGTGTATTTGTCGCGATCCGCACGAATGCCATAGTAGGTTGTTGCTCCTTTCTGAATGTCCCGTGAAATTTCCTTATTCATCTGTGGGAGTACGAATACAAGGAACTCACATACGCGGTGGGTTTCTTGTTGGGTCGTTGTCGGTCCTGAGTCTTCGTCTGATCGGCAAGGCACGATTGATCCTTTGGTCGGTGTGTTACTTGATGGGTGCGGTGACTGTCATCCCATCCTCGAAGGGTACATCCCCAGCGTACCATACATGCTTGGATTGATGCACCCGTACAGGACCGTACTTGTTGAGTCTGTCCTTCGTGGTCACTGTGCGATAGCCCCCACTGTTAAGGACATACCGACCATCATCGTAGATAGTGATCACATCGGTTGCATAGAGGGTAATTGAATATCCCCCAATGCGACGGGACAGGTAGGTGTTGTGGTCGATCTTCTTGCGGAGCTTACCCTTGAGGATAGCCCCGCAGTCTTTTGCGGTCAACATGGAATTCTCCGGGAGACTAGGACAGAAGAGAAATCAGGAGTTGTTTTTGCTGTGCAGTGATTTCCTGGCGAGCAGCAGCATCAGCATAAGCAGCAGCATAAGCATCAGCAGCATAAGCATAAGCATCAGCAGCATAAGCATAAGCATCAGCAGCATAAGCAGCAGCATCAGCAGCAGCATCAGCAGCATCAGCAGCAGCATCAGCAGCAGCATCAGCAGCAGCAGCAGCAGCATCAGCAGCATCAGCAGCAGCAGCATCACGACGAGTTGCGAGCAGGTCTACTGGCTCCCCCCGGAGATGTGCCGCTACTCCATCAAGTGCTGCCAAGCTCCGCCGATCTTTCATCAGATGTCGGACCATTTCCGCACAGCCAAGAGCGTAGCGGGTAGCCAGCTCCTTGCCATTGGCAACACAGCGTAAAGCCCACACAACATGTGCAACCGGATTGGAGTCAAGAGCAGACACAAGGGGAAATTTCTCTTGCATGTCGGCAGATTTCCCTCCACGGGCGGAAAGTATCCTATCCCAACCCTCCTGACATGGGCGGGCATCTTTGATCTGTTGCAAGGTGATGAGAGCGGGCATGAAAACTCCTTCCGGGGTTGTTTGTCGTGTGGTCGTTGTGTCCACACCACAATATCGCTTTTTTTGAGGCTGTTTGTCAGACAATCCGCCATCTTCTCCAAGATTGTCCGAAATCTCTGTAACGCTCCAGGATCGCTTCAGAAGCCTTCCACTTTTCAGGTAATGGTAAAGTACGTCTGTGGGTGTCCGAAGGCTTCCTGAGCGATTTTGGAAGGTTTGGTGACGTTTTGGAGGGTGCGTGTAAAGCAAAAAGCCCTCCAAATGTCCTGGGACACAAGGAGGGCGGGTATGGGATGGGTGGTTACCAGTAATCCGCTAGAGACTTCACGGGGGGATAATGTAGGGATACCCCAGCATCATCAATAGAAGCGATTGAACACCATGCCCGTGTGCTACCGTCCTTCCCTTCCGCCACACCAGCTCGATACGCAACTGCCGGTCTGTCATAGGAGAAAAACGTACGGTCGTTAGGGACCATTAGGCCGGAGCACGATACCCCGTCTCGCTTCTTGTGCTTCTGGAAAAGATCGGACACTTCCTGGATTGGATCGGACATCAGAGTCTCCTTGTGTGTTGGTGGGATCAATCCCCGTAGTGGCCTAGGCCTTGATCCCGTTCGGCCAGAATCTCATCAATGATCGACTGGGCTAGTTTGTTCTGCTCTAGTCGATCCTTGGGAGTCCCTACCGTGCGGTAGTCGATATCCTCGCGATGTGCCTTCCGCGTGAGCGTGTGCCGCCTTGGCCCGTCGTTCGGCTGACTTCGGGCAGTGACTCCGGCTGAATCGGAATCGTCAGGTCTGCCGGGCTCACCGTCGATTTCTTTGACAGCAGTTCCCCGAGGCGTCCGGCGACCTTGGCGGACGTGGCAACCGGACCGGCAGGGGCGTTCCCTCGCCGCCGGAACCTGTAACTGACTGAAGGGGCGATTGATGGCAATGACACGAGTGCAGCAGCTCAACGGGGCGGTGGACCGCCTGAAGATGGAGCATGACCGGTGGCAGAAAGATCCTGAGGAGAGCACGAATCCCTCTCACGGGATGGTCGAGGCCATCCGCGATATGCTGGAGGCGTTTCATGCTGGGCCCTGCCCTACGTCGCACTTGAAGCTCCACAATGCCGCCATGAACTTCAGCCTGAAGGTGGAGGAGTGGGAGGAAGACGCGAGCGGGGACCCACGTCCAGGGTACTGGACGGCAATGCGGGAACTGTTCGCCGCCCGGGAACGCCTGAATGTGAAGCCTCAGGGAAGTCTGCCAACATGCAAGGCCCTGCGGCACGATCGCAAGATGACCGATTCGCAGATCTGCCTGGAATTCTACGGGTTCCGCACATCGGACGGGAAAACCTTCGACCCGGATTCGGATCGCTACTCCGGACCGCTGCTGAACTCCTACGGACAGATCGATAACGACCTGCTCGAAAAGGAAATCGAAACCCCTTAGAGCGTCATCCCGAAGGACTGGATCAACCCGCGAGCCCGCAAGGAACTGGAAGAAGCCGGTTACTTCGACCAGTCCCCAGCCTGCGGCAAGGTTCCGGAAACCCCCGAGCAGGCCAAGGAACGGGCCCTGAAGATGCTCACCGGCGGCGGGACAGTCGTCCAGATCGCCGACGTGTGCAAGATGACCACTGCCGATGAAGACAGGGGATTAGTGCGAGAGGCATTCCCGGACACGGTTCGCCATATTGCGAACGTACCGCTGTCCGTACTTCGGGTACAGAGAATGGCAGGACTCACCATTCAGCAGTTCCATCGCGAAGGGAATGAGGTCTGATGGTAAGGCGTCCTGGATGTTTGCCATTGGACCACACGGGGGGACAGCGGTTTCAATGTCCCCGTCAATGCGAAGATGCTCGCACCGCTTGTATCGTGTAGCCTTGCGGATTGTGTTGACGGCATGCAGTCGAGCCAGATAGAGCAACACGCGAAATGGTTCCCTTCCCCCACAATTGCCATCAGGGAACCTACGCCAGTATTTCACGTATGCCGATTGCGTGATATCTTCGCAATCCAGCATCGGATATTTCCGATTGATGAACGCGGAGACAGAACGGAAATGATCCCGGTATAGTTCGGGAAGTGTCGGGAATGTGGTCGATGTTTGCATGGGAGAGAATCCAGGAATAGGGGCACGAGAACGGGGGGAACGGGGAGAGTGTACGGGGGACAAGAGGGAGATTAGAAACCGGATAGGCAAAGATCGATTGCCAGAATTGCCATTGGGGAATTCCGCACGCGTCCGTGTTCTGGTTTCAACCATTCGTCAATTGCCGATTCTACTGGCCTAACCTGTAAAGGTTCGGCAGCAAATTCTGGGAAGACGATACCGGGATGCTCAGCGGTACGGCAGATAAACTCTGGGGAGCAGAATTGATCGGATGTGATGTTCTCCGCGTCGATATCTGTCTGTACTGGCATGGGCTTACCCTCGCAATCCGGACAGGTATCCTCGCCCGATTCGTACCATTCTTCACAATGGGGACATTGTTTGATTTCAGACTGGCAATTGTCACAATAGCAATCCCCATCCTGAGTCGTTACGTAGTCTGCTCCTTTCGCAATCCAGTTTTCGCAATGGTGGCAGCTCTCCCCGCTATGGCACTCCGAACAACACAGTTCGTCGTCACAATCAGACGACAAATCGTCAAGCTCTTTCCATTCGTCGCAATGGTAGCATTGTCGATAATTCTCCCGTTCAGCACAGTAGTCTCCGCAGAAAATGTGACCATCGACCTGGATTGCGTCATCATCTGGCCATGCCTCACCGCTACAACGTTCGCAATACGTCCACGGGATACACGACTCGCAATATGGGCCGTGTCCGGAATCAGACCAATACAAATCGTCAGAATCGTACGCTTCTCCGCAATCCCGGCAACGTTCGCCGCATTGAATGTCGAGAGTGTATCGGGAAATGTCGAGAGGGATGGGGGAGAGTATATATCCCTTGTTAGCATTGATGTACATTTGGCTCGAACAATTCCCTAGACGGATGGGCTTGCGTTCCATTTTCCACAATTCGGCCAGATTGTCCGCCCATTGCGTCAAATCCCAGTCCCCATAATCGTTGAACAGGATATGGCACGAATGCCCCTGAATTCTCTGGGGAATGATGAATACACGGGAAATGGGATTGTCGTCCGTATCCCACAATCGAGCAGCGTATCCCCCAGCGTCAGCGAATGGCTCCTTTCCTGCCTTGTAACTGTTCCACCAGCATGATACATCGTTGCAGTAGTCCTCAGGCTCGCCGTCGACAAATCCCTGGTCGAAATTCAAGCGGGGAGTACCATCCGTTGAGCGGTGAGAATCGGCGATGTTATTGATTGTTTCGATGATCGTATCGGGAAGGAAATGACCAGAGATGCGCTTGACCTCCTTTGATACTCGTTTGCCGATTGATCCAGCCTTGTTTTTGATATCAGTTCCGATAGTGTCCCAATTGATCGCGGAAGTGTCGAATCGATCATACTGCCATGCGTTAGCGTCCTGTGCCTTACGGACGACAAGTTTGGCACGCAGCTCCAGATTCTTCTGACGTTTCTCGACCGTATCGGCAGATAAGCCGTCAAATGTCCAATATCCCTGCATTGCAACCCAATAGTATGGAGTGGGGTGAGGGATTGCGTAGCATCTTCCCGATTCTCGCCAATTCCGTATATCCTCGCACGCCAACAAATCCCCTAGCACCCTATCGAATGTCAGGTCGGACGGGGGGAGTGTTCCCTGTGTTAGATCACAGGATCGATCAAACTGCCGTTTGATTTCCTGCATTCCCTTAGGCGTGATGTCGGGGACGTCCGGCAGGACATATTCCCGAATTTCCTCGTGATATTCGGCGGGAGCAGTAGCGGTACAGGCTTGACACATGGCGGAACCTTTCGAGAGGGAACAAGGAGACTATCGGCGAATTGCACGATAGATGGATGGAGTAATGTAGCCTATCCAGAGCAGACTAGCGACCACAAGGGGGAGAGAGATAGTCAGGATTGCCAATTTGTCGGGGGACATTGGTCAGACCTTGTGAGAGTGTGGGCAGGGACATTGTGTGGCCTTGTGTGGTCGCAGGTTACATAACCGGCAGATACAACCACACAAGGCAGACGACGCGGCGAGAATTGCTAGGATTGACTCAACAATCCCGAAGCATAGGCAAAGGGGCATGTTAGACTTTCTCCAGGTTGCTGGTTGTAGTGAACTGGATTGAACCGCAATCCCATCGGACGACACAATTCTGGGACATACCGGGAATTGGTTCCTGATCCATTTCTTCGATTGTACCAATCAATCGCGATTGTTCGTCATAGTACCGCTTCGCTCTGGATTTCTCCGGTTCTCTCCCTGCGGATTGCCATTGATCCCGTAGGGATTGCAGATATCGACCAGAGCGAACGAGTTGGACACGTGAACCGATTGTTAGGGGCATGATGGATGGTCCAATAGGGTTTGAACTGGTCCAGTTCAGTTCGCAACATGCAAACCGAACTGGACGAATTCTAATCTCCGTTTTCGGCGGATGGAATACATCTTGACTACTTTTTTCCGCAGACTCCCGACCTGCCAAAATGGCAGACGACCATTGCCTGTCATTCTGGCAGACAACCTGGAATCCTCGCATGCGAACCTGACGCGAGGTCAGTCTGACCTCATTCCAAGAATGGTCCAATGCAGACTTCGGAACGATCCCGGACGATGGTAACGTCTCATTCCCGTCTCGCATCGT